TGGCCAAAAACTGAAACAGTAAACAATAAGAAAGGAATCAAGAAACGCATTAGAAGTAGTAGTCTTTAACAGATTCTAAACGGTTTAATTGCCATTCACCGTCTATTACAAACGGCTCTTCTCCATGGCATGTAAGAAGTAATAAAGGTAAGAGGTATAAGAGTTGTCGCATGTTATTTATATGACCAGTTTCTACACTTGTTTCACAAAAAAACCATTTTTCAATTATTTCAGTTGTTCTTCCAAAAAACTATCCCCACAAGCCCATAAACACTATTTAAGAAACTAACACCCTTACGACTAACAACCAACCTAGATTACATCAGCCTTCCCACAAACACAATAATAATTATAATAGTAATAATAATAAAGATATAAGAGAGAATATAAGAAAGATAAGTAAGGATAACATAAGAAGTATAAGTAACAATAATAATGATACGAGTGTAAGAACAACTCTAAGTCTTAAGTATACACATTACATATAACACATATAAGCAAAGGGACCCAATTCCAGTTACAAGTCCGTAAGGGAAAGTGACCGAACATCGTGAGGTCTTAAGGTTCCATCTAAGTAAGCCTTTATGTAAAGTTCCTTCATGTTCAGGTAATAGTATTACAAGAAGGTTTCCATGCGAGGGTTCCATGTTCAGGGGCCTGGGTTAAACGCGAGGGCCAACTAACACACACGCCGCGGTTGCGATTACCCCCGGTCGGCTAGGCCCCTTAAAGCAAAGAAGGGACCCCCATTGCTGAGAGTCCCTGAAGGGTAATCAATCCTTATGTTTGGTAGTTTAGAGTTCTACGCTATCTTTAGTGTCTTCTGTGACTTTGTCAAATCCGAATAGTCTGTCGAAAGCGGCGCCTTCGGTTTCCAGTTGTTTACGTTCTTCTTTGAGTAGTTCGTCATTGGCTATATCTGTTTCGAATCGGGCTTCGTTAAATTGTATGCCTTCTTCAAATGAGAAGTAGAGTTTTTTGTTTACGTCGCCTACACGGTTTTTTGAGAACTCTAGGAACCTACGGCCGTTCTCACCACCTTCCCAGTCTAGCTTCATCATTGAGGTGGTCATGTGTTTGAGTTTGTTGCTTCCTACGAACTGTCCTCCTTTAGAGAGTTGGAGTATTGTAACAAAGGCGGTGTGTGCTTGGGACTTGTTGTGTTGTGTCATTAGGTCTAGGAACCATTTTTCTGCTTTGCCTCGTGTCCAGCCTGTGTGTTCTTTAACGGTGTCGTTGACTTCGGTGTAGGAGTCGGTGAGTACTACGTCGTATCCTTCTTCTAGAACTTTTTCTATTACTAGGTTGGCGTGGGATTCGTAGTTGTTCATAAAGAGGATGGGGAGGCTGGCCCAATTAGGGAATCGCTTAAGGTAGCGTGCCATGTCCATCTCATTCATCTCTGCTGAAATAAAGAGTACTTTGTTACCGTTGGCTTGTAGGTGCGCAAGGTGGTCAAGTAGGATTGTGGTCTTACCAACCCCTGGGGCGCCGGCAGCCATGATGTTAGTTGCTGGAAGGATGCCACCGTCGTTTGATATAAGTTTATCAAAGATGGTATTGGCCTTCATAGGTATGAATAGGTCGGGGTTAATGTTAAGGTCCTCTAGTTTAGTGAGGCTTACATTAATTTGAGGTGGCAGTGTGTCTGATGTAGTAGACTTGATCTTATGGTCAGACATACGGAAACCACGTGGAGGGCCTAGCCTTTCCTTTGGTGTTCCTTTACCGTCCCAATGCACAAAAGGTTTTGTGAACGTACCGATTAATTCAGGGCCATTGTTTACTGGGGTGGCCTTCCCGTTTTCTACTTGATATACAAACATAATTATTCCGATTGATTACATAGTAAATATAGGCAAAATAATCGACATAAAAAAGTATTTAGTCAATTATTTTAAAACTATTTTACAGGGCAACGGCGTCTAGAGCTTGTTGGTAGATGTACTTGTCTTGGATGAATTCAAACTTGCTGAGGTCACCGTTACCATGACTAGGTGTAAATCCGTAAAGGGCTTCACCGAACATGCCAACCTCATCGAATCCCATTAGCTCATACATCTCACCACTAGGGGTTACGGCCACAAGTTCACAACCCGCGGGAATACCACCTCTGTATCCTTGCATATAGATAGGAAGGAATTCAAAGCCGATAAGCTTAGCAGGGCCCCAGGCCTCTGCACTATGTTGAGGTAGTTCACCAGGCATTCCTTTAAATGGGAATACTTGACCGTTACTTTCTTTGGCAAGGAAGATGGCCTTGTTCATTAACTGAGTTGGGATTTGTACTTTCATGATTTATTCTTTAGTGGGTTTCCCCGATTGATTACATAGTAAATATAGGCAAAATAAACGACATAAAAAAACTTTAGGTCAATTACTTTCAAACTATTTTACTCAGTCTCCGTAACCTTTATTTTTTATTATCTTCAATCATCATATCAACAACCTTAGCAATGTGCTTATCAGAAGCACCGAATGACTTAGCATGTTTAACAGCACCCTCAAAGTCTTGTTGACCGAAAACATAAGGACAATCATCTGACATCATTTCCGTTATCATTTTATAAACTGAAGGAAGACTAGCATGCTTAGGTGTGTCAGTAACGTGGAAGTACTTAAGACTTGCATCTATTTCGTATCCCTCTGGAGTCATAATGTCATCAGCTTCGTTATGCTCATACATGTCTATCATACCATTAAAGCGTCCGTAAACAAATTGGTCACCGAAAGATTGAATATCTTTAACAACCTCGTCTGATGCATGGCGTCCACGTTCATCTGTTAGATAGACACTACAAGAGTTACCCATAGAGAATGAATTACTCGAAGTCATACAGGTTACTCCTGGATGTTGTTGCTTTGCGTATTGTTTAACAACACTAGATACAGCCGCATGATCCATATATAATTTAGGATTCTTTAGTGGTTTGCCGTAAAAGTCTGTGGTACGTACGAAGCGGTTAGCAACGTTGAACTTGATGCCGTTGATTGTGAATTGTGTTTTATTTTTCATTTCTTTTTTCTTAAGTGGGTTTCCCCGATTGATTACATAGTAAATATAGGCAAAATAGTTGACATAAAAAAGTTTTTAGCCAACTATTTTCAAATTATTTTACTGCAACTGAATGTGCACCTAAACTACCTTTCCAAATTGGAGCGCCTTCATATACACGTGAGGTCAACTTAAATTCAAAACGACGTGAGTGGCCAACTTCAGGATTCTCTTCAGCAATATCAATGATCTCGTATGCTTCAGCAATATATGTCGCGACCTTCTCACCATGTAAGATACCCGATACTGTTACGGGTAAACCTTTTTCAAAGGCTTCTATTAATGTCTGCTCTTCTTCTTTATAGAAGTACCATGCCCGGGCAATACACCCTTTAAGGCTACGACCGGTGAATTCACCTTTAGTATTATAGCTACGATTGACACTAACGAAAATGTTAACACCTTCGTTAAACTTGTTTGGATTGTAAATAACTTTACTCATGATTATTTCTTTAGTGGGTTTCCCCGATTGATTACATAGTAAATATAGGCAATTCCGGCGACATAAAAAAACTTTTGGACAATTATTTTCAAAATAAATTGCAAGTAAGTACCTTATATTATATTGAAGAACAGAAAAAAGTTTCAAAAAAAAGAGCAAAAAGTTTTTTTATGTCAATTATTTTGCCTATATTTACTATGTAATCAATCGGGGAAACCCACTAAAGAACTAATCAAATGACAACAGAACAGCTTAAAGAGATCATCATGACAGGAACGCCAGCGCAAGTAGCCGCCGCCGTTAGTAATCGTAAGGAAGTAACTGAAAAGCAAGTTAGAGAATTGATAAAACCATTACGTGAACACGATGTCTATATTGACATGGATAATATGGGTCAATCAACTTGGTATTACATATGGAAGAAGATTAATGTCAAAGGGCCCCATGATTGGACTAGAGTTAACTTAGCAGACTGCTTCTATTGGAATAAAGGTAGTTATAACGCTGAGGGTGTACATAGCCTATATGACGAATACGGATACGCAATTTAAAATACTTTGAAAATAAATGGCTAAAAACTTTTTTATGTCGTTTATTTTGCCTATATTTACTATGTAATCAATCGGGGGAACCCAATGAGACAATCCTAATGAATAAAGAACTAAACGCAATCGAAGAGGAGCTTAACCAAATCTTGGTTAACCTAAGGCTAGAGAGTCTATACGACGAACCTGTTAGTGGATACCTACTTAATGCAGGTAGCCCAGCAGCGGACTTCCTCCTGGAGTCTACTCCAAGTGAACGTGAATTCATCCTTCATAAATTGGCACCTGAGCTAATAGTAGAAGATGTATATGAAGGTAATCATATAATTCTAAACCTTAAATAAATTATGGCATTATTAAAAAATAACAAAGGAGAGTACAACTACCAGTTTAACTGGGTTGATGAAAACAACAACGTATGTGGGTTTAATGACGTGTGGGCTTTTAATAAGCGTGAGGCTATTAAAAAGGCTAAAGCTATGGAGACCGAAGCACATTGGGCATTGTACGTTGGTAATAAGTATGTCACGGTACCTGAAGAGGTTATAGGCGAGGGACATTGCTTCCGTATGAAAGGTATGTATGTTAAGTTAGACTCTATGTACAAGGCCACTGCAGAGGAGCGTGACGCCATGGCCCGTATAGGTTATATGATGACTAACTAAAATTGTTAGTAACTATTAGGCTAAAAGCTTTTTTATATCAACTTAATTGCCTATATTTATAGTATAATAAAAGAGAAACTAATATGAACATTAAAGAGCAAATCGAAAACTGGATTCCAGTAGCCCAAGCTAAATGTAACAGCTATTACCCAGAACAGTGGCAATCACAAGCTCCTGTACTCACCGTATCATATGGACGTAAGTACGCCAAGATTATGGATGAGTACTCAACATGGGGCTTCATAGCCTTAAAAGATGATCCTAGTAAAGGGCAAGTTACAGGAGACCTTTTAAAGCCGGCTTCGTGGGCAACACCTACAAGACACTCGAGAGGTAACATATTAAACGGTACAGCAGTGTACAATCAGTTCGGACCAGCTTACTTAAAATAATTTGAAAATAGTTGGCTAAAAGTTTTTTTATGTCAACTATTTTGCCTATATTTACTATGTAATCAATCGTAATAAATATGAACTATATCAAATCATTCATCAATCGTAACCAGGGTCTCACAACCTTAATGGCTACCTTAATCATTTTAGCAACTGGGTGTATCCTATTACCTATCGCGGTAACCCTAGCATGTAGGGGTCTATTATACATGATTAACCAACCAGTTAACTCATTATTCATTATAGGTGCCTACCTATTTGGTATATTAAGTAATGAGCTCGCAGGATCGCTTGATAAAAAAGTTTCAAAATAATTGACTAAAAGTTTTTTTATGTCAACTATTTTGCCTATATTTACTATGTAATCAATCGGGGAAACCCACTAAACAAATAAAAATCGCTTATGGCAACTATCAAAGAATTCAACAAACAAAACCTAAAGAGCCTTCGTCAAGACATGAACGCTGCACTTGCTAAACTAGAAAAGCAGTACGGTATTCAAATCAATGTAGGTAACGCTAGCTATAGTGACAATGAGGTAACCTTTAAAACTAAGTGTAATACAGTTAGTAAAGAGGGAACTGCTATCACTAAAGAAGCCCAAAACTGGCCCCTCTATGCAGAGCTTAATGGTGTAAGCCAATTCTCTATCGGCGACCGTATCGCCCTCCAAGGTAAAATCTTCTCTATCGAAGGCTGGAACACACGTGCTAAGAAAGCCCCAGTAATGATTAAAGAAGTTGGCTCAAACAAAACCTTTAAATGTAGCGCCCAAACTCTAGCAGGTAAACTCCCTATGGTCAAAGAAACCATTAAATAAACAACCACCCCACAGAAGCCCTATATAAAGCCTATATAGGGCTTCCCATAAACAACCAATAATTAAAGCAATATATAAACCATGAGTAAAACATTTGTATTCACACTAGAAAGAGACAACGGGTATACTTATACGTATGAAGGAACATTCGAATCCCTAGCCCGACACATCGCAGCACAAGATAGCCCAATTAAGGTTAACGGCGATAAGACAGCTTTCAACACTAAAGAGGCTTAAAGGCCCAATCCCCCAATTAAGGGAATGTCAACCCCCCACCCACATGTGCCAATGCGCATACTCAAGGGCTCCGGGGGCAAGTCCCCAATTTATAAATTTTTGTGTGCAAGGGTTAGGGTACCACATGACAACTAATAATAAGCAATAGGTGATAAAGAATGTGCAATATGCCAATTAACTATCACACCCCATGAAAGCTTAAAATTACCCTTGTAGGTAAATAAACCCAAGCAACGCTAATAGGAGACCCCGATACTTAGAGTCTAGGGTTTCCCTGGAAAAAACCCAGAAAAAAAGAAGTCGCCCCTACAAAAAAAATTGGGCGCCCCGTAGAAGGGGTAAAATACCCCCGAAGCGACCGTGAACTAACGGTCGATACCCATACGATACTGGAAGCTACTCAGAGTACCCATAAACTACTGGAACCCAGAGTGTTAGACAAATACCCTCCGGTAAGTCCTCTAACCATCTGAACGGCCAGGGACCCCTTAAAACAGGCGAAGCCAATTGAGTCCCAGGCCGATACTAAAAGAATTAAAAGAACCCAGAGCACTTAGAGTACCCAGAGTAACTGCCAGACCCACAATACGGCGTGAGCCAAGTCAGTGCGCTTGGAAGGGTCGGGTGCCCGTTGCCCTTGAAACAAAAAATAATTAACCCGTATAATATAGGTGCCGGGAAGGTCCGGCCGAAACCTAAAGATAATATGACAATAACACACGATGACGGGCCGACACTAACAGGCCCTATGAGTAAATTTGAGTTCTTAGAATTATTAAAGACTAAGATAGGATACACTACGTTTATTGATAGAAATAAGAGTAATAATGTATTGCATCCTTATTCACACCTCGGAGAAGGTTACATCATTATGCAGCTGGGAGAGTTTGCCCCTGTACTATATGATAGTGTAAGAAACCCCGAGGCTTATATGTCCGCTGCCGGTGGTTGGGGTATTACGGTAGGCCGCCACAATAGCAAGGGCGATTTCTTTACGGTGCCTGTAGACTGGGAGGGTGTGCTCTCGGTTGTTGAAAGTAACTACAAGGCTCTCGGTCCGGAGACAGCTCTCGGTCCGGATCCCGATCCTTTACCATTTTAATTTAAGCTAATTATGGAATGGATTGAATCACTCGGTACTGCGAGTAAATTATTAGTTATTTTAATACTAGCGGGTTTTGCTAGCACAGTAGTTAGAATAGGCGACACGTTAATAGATAGTATTAAGGAGTGGTATTACAATTTAAAGAATAAATTGAAAAAATAAAAAATCAAAAAAATCAATTATTTATTTAGGGTACAAAAATTTCCCTATGCAGAAAATCTTAAGGTTTATTTAAATATCGGCACATTGTGTGTAAATGTGGCGGAGTTAATTGAAAAATTAAAAAATTAAAAAAATCAATTATTTATTTGGTGGTCTAAAATTTCCCTTCGCTGAAATAATTTTTTTTAATTTTAAAAACTTAAAGAATTGGTAGACTAAGATGAAACATTCTTTGTTTAATTAACTATAATTATAATAGTAATAACAATAAATATAATATGGAAGATAACATTAACGAAGTAAAAATTGTTCAAGGTGACGTTTTAGCGATGACCTTTTTAACAAAAGTTTTTAACGAGGATGCGGAAACTGTTGCGACAGTTTTAGCAGCAATGTCCACTAGTGACCGTGACGAAATAATTAATCTAACGGTTGAAAAAAACCTAACAAATGACCTAATTGAAAACGCAATTATGCAGTTTCATGCGACTAAAAAGAATTTGTAATGGTTAATATACCCTTAAAAGAATGGTAGAAGTTAACTATACATATCATGCAGAAGTTGTACGAGTTGTAGATGGTGATACTATCATTGCTAACGTCGATGTTGGCTTTGATATGTGGAAGCGTTGTAATATTAGATTACATGGAATTAATACACCTGAAACTAGAACACGTGATCTTGAAGAAAAAGAAGCTGGGTTAAAAGCTAAAGACCGTCTTATTGAATTATTACAGGCTAATGATAATAAATTTATATTAAAATCAATGGGGCTAGATAAGTATGGTAGATCTTTGGGTGTTATTTACGCAGGGTATCAAGATATCAAACCGTGGGATGACTCTTCAGAATCGCGACCAGTATTCCTTAGTTTAAATGAACTATTAATAACAGAAGGATTGGCTGTAGCATACTTCGGTGGAAAAAGATAAAAAAGATAAAAAATAAAATTATGGAATTTTTAAAAAAACTATTTAACTTCTCAGGTACTATTAGCGGTATTGATTTTCTCATCAGATGGGTTTCTTCAATAATCCTACAATGGCCGGGTGGATTTTTAATCGGATATGGTGTTGTCTCTGGAATTATGGGACTTACAATGTTGGGCGTGCTTATAGCATGTGTTGGTATTGTATTACAATTTTCAACATTAAGAAAAAGAGCTAGGGCATTATTCACTGATAATAACGACCTACATTTTTATATTGTATATTTGATACTTAGTATTATACAAGGTTTTACAAACGACATGGAACTTATAATTTCAATACCTATTAATATTTTAGTGTTGATTGTATTTAGTATAGCTTTGTTTAAAAACTCTGGTATTTCACCTGATTCACATTTAGGTTAATTAAATGAGTACCAATAGAGGCATAACGCAATATTATAATAAACTTTAAAATATTACAAGATATATAACATAACGAATTTGTTTCCACTTCGGTAAGAAATATATGTTCAAATATTTGTTCAAGTAAAAACCCTAACGCCAAACCCGTTGGGGTTTTCTTTTTTATAAACAAAAATAACATTTCACCGTATAACATTAGTAATTAAAAATATTATACTATGAAATTCAATAAGCCCGATAAAGCAACGGATGCATGGCAAATCATGCGTATCCAAGCTGAATTTACAAAAGGCTTTGATACCTTTAATAAATTAGGACCATGCGTATCTGTATTCGGTTCAGCAAGAACTTCAAAAAAAGATAAATGGTACAAAGAGGCACGTAAATTTGGTGGCCTAATGGCAGAATCAAATATTGGTGTTATCTCAGGTGGTGGTCCAGGAATTATGGAGGCTGTTAATCAAGGCTGCCAAGAAGCTGGTGGTGTTTCGGTTGGCGTGGGTATTGAACTACCATTTGAGGCTGAGATGAATCCTTATATTAATGTAGGTGTGGAGAATAGATACTTCTTTACACGTAAAGTCATGTTCATGAAATATTCTCAAGGATATGTAGTTTTTCCAGGCGGGCTCGGTACACTCGATGAACTATTTGAAGCACTTACATTAATTCAATGCAGTCATATACAAACGCAACCAATTGTACTTGTAGGTAAGAAATATTGGGAAGGTCTTATGGATTGGTTAATGAATATGGTTAATGCATCTGGTAGAATGAGCCTGAAAGACTTTGATTTATTCAGAATCGTGGATTCTGCTGAAGAAGCTGCTGAAAAGATTAATGAATATCATGATAAATTCAATCCGGAAAGTAGCGTAAACTTTTAATCTATGAAATTTAGGAGGCTTACAGATTCAGTGCAAATAAATCTCGGCGAATATTTAAAAAAATATATAGACGAAGTGGGTGCTGAAAATGTTAGACTTTATATTGGTTGTGATAGCCAAAATAAAAAGTCATGGACAAGTTACGCAACTACGGTAGTTATACATATTGGCAACACGGGTTGTCATGTACTCTATCAACGTGAACGTATATCACCTAGAATAAATGACTTCTGGACCAGGCTATGGAGAGAAGTTGAACGTTCAGTTGAAGTCGCACTATACCTACAAGAATACAATATAATTGTAGACAATATAGATTTAGACCTTAACTCAGACCCTAATATGAAATCACATAAGTTGGTTTCAGCAGCTCGTGGTTATGTTGAGTCATTAGGTATCAAGGCTAATATCAAACCTGAATTATTACCAGCTATTTGCGCTGCTGATAATATAGTTAAATAAATAAACATAATCGGCTTTTGCCATATAATAATAAAATAAATTAAGCACATATATGAATCCAGATCCTTACGATAATAATAGTGGTAAAAAACCAATTAAAAAATTAGGTAAGACTCCATTTATTGATCAGTTTGGTGAAGACTTAACGGAACTTGCAAAGAACGGTAAATTAGACCGCATCATTGGACGTGACGCTGAAATTCTTCGCATTTGTCAAATTCTTGCACGTCGCAAAAAAAACAACCCAATCATCTTAGGTGAACCCGGTGTTGGTAAAACCGCTATTGTAGAAGCTATAGCTCAACGTATTATTGAAGGTAAAGTTGCACGCACCCTTATTGGTAAGCGCCTTGTATCTCTTAATATGACAATCATTGTTGCGGGTACTAAATACCGTGGTGAGTTTGAAGAGCGCATGAAAAACATCGTTGATGAACTTAAGGCTAATCCTAACATTATTTGTTTCATCGATGAAATTCACACAATCGTTGGTGCGGGCGGTGTTTCAGGTTCACTAGATGCTTCAAACATTCTCAAGCCGGCTTTAGCACGTGGTCAAGTACAATGTATTGGCGCAACTACTCTTGATGAGTACCGTGAGAATATTGAAGATGATGGTGCACTTACACGCCGCTTCCAAGAAGTATTCATTGAATCACCTTCTGTTGAAGACACTGTTGAAATTCTAAAACGCATTAAAGACAAGTATGAAGACCACCATGCGGTTGAGTACACTGAGGATGCCATTGAAGCATGCGCTAAGCTAACTGACCGTTATATTACTTCACGTGAATTACCGGACAAGGCCATTGACCTAATGGATGAAGCTGGCGCTAAATTACACTTAGAAGAAGTTAAGGTCCCTAATTCTATTAAGAAGATTGAAATTGCTGCAGAAGAACTAAAAGAAAAGAAACTTAACAGTGTTAAAGAACAGGACTACGAAAAAGCAGCAACATTTCGTGACAAAGAAATGACAAAGCGTAAAGAACTTGATAGTGCTATTCTAGCTTGGGAAAAGTCGCTTAATGAGAATCGCAAAAAAGTTACATTTGATATTATTGCAGAAACACTATCACAACAAACTGGAATTCCACTTTCACGCCTTTCAGGCGATGAGCATAAAATGATTAAGCAATTAGGTATTGAACTTAAAAAGCAAATCATTGGACAAGACCAAGCTGTTGAAGTATTATCAAATGTTATTAAGCGCTCACGTGCTGGTGTATCATCTTATAAGAAACCAATTGGTTCGTTTATGTTCTTAGGTCCAACCGGTGTTGGTAAAACTGAAACGGTTAAAGCACTTACACGCTATATGTTTGGTACTGAAGATAGCATGATTAGAATTGATATGTCTGAATACCAAGAAAAACACAATGTCGCACGCTTAACCGGTGCGCCTCCGGGATATGTTGGGTTTGAAGATGGTGGCCAATTAACTGAGGCTGTGAGACGCAAGCCTTATTCTGTAGTCCTGTTTGATGAAATTGAGAAAGCTCACCCAGACACGTTTAATATACTTCTACAGGTACTTGATGATGGTCGCTTAACGGATTCTTTAGGTAGAGTTGTAGATTTCACAAATACTATTATTGTAATGACATCAAACGTAGGTGCTAAGAAAGCTGCTGAGTTTGGTTCAGGTATTGGATTCTCAAGTAAATCATCTATTGCATCTGATACCGCAAAAATTGAATCAATCATTGATAAAGAACTTAAGAATAAGTTTACACCTGAGTTTTTAAATAGACTTGACGAAACTGTTTTGTTTAATCAACTTTCAAGTGAAGATATGATTAAGATTGTAGATATCGAATTAGACCAAGTTAACGAAAGAATGCTTGAGCAAGATATTGAACTTAAATTCACTAAGGTTGCCAAGGAGTTTCTAATGACTGAGGGATATGACCCAGCATACGGTGCACGTCCTCTTAAAAGGGCAGTACAGAAGTACGTTGAAGATATTGTAGCAGATGGTATTTTAGATGGTAAAATTCTTAGTGGAAACACATATACTATCACATATAAGAAAGGTTCTGATAAACTTTTTGTAAAATAATCATATAATAAGTGATTATAATAACAACACAATATGTTTAACGATACATTCAAAAAAATTATTAAAGATATCAAACAAGATGGTCAACTCTCTCAACCTCGCGATATGCAGGTTAGAGAGTTAACTATTGACCAGCGAGAGTTTGACCCTAAATTCACAATTGCAGATTTCAAATCACGTGCATTTAATTACAAGTACTTTGCAGGTGAACTTGCGTGGTACCTAATGAAAGACCGTGACATTGATTACATCTCAAAGTTTTCAGGCTTCTGGAAACACATCACAAACCCAGGTACTAACGAAATTAATTCAAACTATGGTTCACTAATTTTCAATGACCAACTGCAATGGGTTATTGATTCACTTAAAGCTGATAAGAATACACGTCAAGCAATTGCATTCTTAAATCAACCTAAGTACCAGTTTGAAGGTAATAAAGATTTTGTATGTACAATGTACCTTAATTTCTTTATCCGTGATAATAAGCTGAATATGAAAGTACAAATGCGCTCAAATGATATCTTTTATGGATTGACCTTTGATGCACCTTTCTTTTCATTCGTATATCAACATGTTCTAATGGAATTGCAAAAAGATTACGTAGACTTAGACTTCGGTACTTATCATCATTGTGCTGATAACATCCACTTCTACGAACGTCACTTTGAATTAGCTGATAAGATTTTAGATGAAGGTAGATATGAAGTTGAACCTACAGAGGTTAGAGTTAAGTTACCGTTATTCAAAATAGAAAACAGTAAATGTATTATAACACATGTTGGTGATGAATACATTAAAGAAGTAAACGCTTTAGTTAAAGCTGAAGCGACACAGGAACAATATAAAGAATTATTATACAAATACGTACTAGCGTAATGGAACCAGAATTTTATACAGACAATTGGGAAGATGATAGTCATATTCCACGAATTGAAATAGAAGATTTTCAAACTATCAAGGATGTTGAATTAGAATTAGTAACTCACCATGACGTATTTTATCGCAGAATTATAACATATGTAATTGACGTAATTGAGAATAAATTACCAGCCGACGAACCTCTTGCTATTTTAATAGATGAAAACGGCATGGAGTATGATATGGACCTACCGGTTGATGGCTTTATTAAATCACTTACAAAATGCATGGAATATTTTACTACAATAGAAGAATATGAAACATGTACCCTAATTAAAGACTTAATTAAAATAACCGAACAAGGATTATAATATGAACTACGGAAACGAATTTAAAAAATACGCGATGAGCGACTTCAACCTCAGCTCATCAAACATGGACTACTACCAAAAGCAAATCGAAGGTTCTATGACGCCTTACATTCTTGAAGAGCGTGAAATGAGAATGACACAGATGGATATCTTCTCTAGATTGATGCGTGATCGCATTCTTTGGGTTGCGGGTCCTGTAAATGATAACATGTCAACTGTTGTACAAGCTCAACTTATGTTCTTAGACAACGCCAGTAAAGATGACATTACGATGCACATTGATTCACCGGGTGGTTCTGTTAAATCAGGTCTATCAATGGTTGACGTTATGGAATACATTACAACTGATATTCGCACGGTGAATACTGGAATGGCGGCTTCTATGGGCTCTGTACTTTTAGGTGCGGGTACCAAAGGAAAGCGTGCATCACTAAGACACTCTCGCACTATGTTACACCAATCTTCTGGTGGGTTCTCTGGAAACATTCAAGATGCTGAAGTGGATTGGAAAGAATGGCAAAAGATTAACAAAGAATTGTTTATCTTATTAGGTGAGTATTGTGGTAAGACTGCTGCAAAGGTTGCTAAAGATGCTACTCGAGATTTCTGGTTAACTGCTGATGAAGCACTAGACTACGGAATTATTGATGAAGTAATTAGACGATAAAAATACTAAACTCTAAATTTTAAAGGACCCGAGGCATTTGTCTTGGGTTTTTTATTTTGAAACAATAATATATTATAAGCGTATAATAATAAAATATTAACACATGAATATATTAGAAGAAGCTAACAAAATTATCAATCAACGTTCTGAAGAGAAAGAACGTATGTATGGACCCTTTGAAGAAGGCATGGACCGGGCTGCAATGATTGCATCTGGAATGACAGGTAAAGATTTTACAGGTGCTGATATGTATGCTGCGCTAATTGCTCTTAAGTTTAGTAGACATTCTTACAACTATAGAGAAGACAACTTATTAGACGCTGCGGCTTATATCGGTGGACTAGATAATTATATCAAGCAAAACGGTTATAACAATCATGGTGCCGACAATGTTAACCCCGGTGAATTGTGATTAAAGGACCGTTTTCATATAGCGGAAATAAAACAAGAATCTACAACGCGTATCTTAAACCGGTTTTACGAAAGTATAATAAGGTTCATGAACCGTTTGTAGGTTCTGGTGTTTGTATGTATAATTCTAATGGCGGTGGAATGTCTACTGACGTTGACCCTGCTGTGGTTGCAATGCACCAAGCCTTACAAGATACAGAGCTTCCAAATAAAATGCAAGCTTGCTACGATACTTACTTCAAGTCAGGTCACAACAAAGAATCTTACAATACACTCAGAGAAGCTTTCAATAAAGACTGGTTATTAAACGGAGTAACTTCTGAAAACGTACACCAGCTTTATGTGCTTTCTCAAATAGCTTTCAATTCACTTATACGATTTAGTAAGAACGGTTTTAATGCATCTTTTGGTGAAAAGCCATTAGACGTTGATAGACTCAAACTACATGTTGAATTGTATAAAGAAAAAGATATTCAAGTTACACTATCACAGTATAACACTATCGACAAATCTAAAGTTGACAAGGATAACGATATTATTTATTTAGACCCACCATATATTGCGAGTAAATTTCAATACGGCGGTTGGGTAAAGAACGATGAACTTGAACTTTTAAAATTTATTACAAATTTAGACAAAGAAGGTTACAAATTTATATTGTCAAATACGTTTTCACATAAGGGTGTTATTAATAATGATCTAATTGAGTGGTCAAAAAACTTTAACGCATATCTTATTGACATGTCTTACAACGCATGGAGCTCACGGGTAACCGGTGTAGAACGTGAAGATGCAACAGTTGAAGTTCTTATTACAAACATAGGCGATGCCTTTAAAGACCTTCCAGACGCAAATGCGGGTAAGTTATCAACAACTGAACTTTTTTAAAAAAACAATATGTCAGAGGAATTAACGGTTATGCAATTTCATTACGAAGAAGCAGTCCGAACCGGAGATACTAAAGAAGCATCTGAGCTTCTTAAGATTATTAGTAACATGCGTGCACATCACGATGCGGGTAAATACAAGTACAATGATTAAAGTTACAGGTAAACGTAGAAACAAATCCGATATCAACAAGAAGGCAGCTGCTGTTGCGTTTGCGCTTGGTATTGAGTGTGATGTTAACGTGTATTTTATGGAACATACATCACCTGATAAATATGGATTCAACGCTGAAATTATGGGGAGTCAATACATTTGTATTTTCAAAGACTGTCCTGAAGATAAGTTAGGTGAGGTTATTTCACACGAGATGGTTCATGTGTTACAAACTTTAAAAGGAGACCTTAGACATGACTATATGAATCAAACGTTTTATTGGAAGGGTGAGGTATATAATCCAGAACGATTAGCTACTTTAGATTATTATGATAGGCCATGGGAGGCTGAGGCAAAAAAACTTGAAAAGAATTTAGCCGAAAACTTTTTTATGTCAAATTAATTGCCTATATTTACATAGTAATTAGTTGAGAATATATAATTAAAATAAATCAAAAGACAATGGCAAAGAAAAAGATTTCAGACGCAGACTTAATCGACGCACTAGAAGGACTAGATACGACGTATGACCGTTTAAGTACAGATGGTCAAAATACAATGGATGCATTTTTTACAAAAGCAGAAAAGTCGATTAATCAAAGAGACTTAGATAAGTTTATTAAAGACTTAGAGCATGATGTACAACGCATGAATTCAGACGGTGTATATTACTATGAAATTCTTAAAAACGCAAAGTTATAATATTAGGACCTTAGGGTCCTTTTATTATTTTGAAAATAATTTGAAAATAATTGGCTAAAAGTTTTTTTATGTCGTAAACTTTGCCTATATTTATAGTATAACAATGAGACAATGCTGTCTCTCTTAATTTAATTAATAAACATGGTAACATTATCAAACAACGCAATCCAATCGCGCAAGTTGGAAACATTAAACGCACAAGCACTACGCAGAACAGTAGCGGCTCGTGAAATTGAAGTTATTGACGAGAAGACAATCTTCTACAATGGCTCTCAAATCAAAATTACTAGTGAGGCTTTTAAATCACTAATGAAAATGACGGGTATGAGTCAAACATTCATTAAGAAGTTTGAAAAACTCTTCAACCCTAAAGCTAAGGCGCAATTCATTAATACAATGAAAAACGCAATGGCTTCTAACGCGGGTAGCATGCCAAACATTACAATGGTACTTAATCCTGTTAACAAAGTAATTGTTGCATTCACAAAAGATGCTTCAGAACTTATTTCTAACTCAAACTTTGTTGAGAATGCAGAACGTATTCTTAATGGCGGTAACTTTGGTGTTACAAACTGGACGACAGACCCAACTACGGGTATTGTAACTCTTAATGCTATTAAAGAAGGTGCAACATTCTCAGTTGCGGGTGATGAAAAAGATGTATTTACCGCGGGTATTACAATGAAGAACTCACCTATTACTGGATTTCAAGTTTCACCTTATGTAAATCGTCTTTGGTGTACTAACGGACTTACTACTTCACTTGCTGAAGATAAGTACAACATGACAAACCTAAGTGAAAAATCGCTTACTCAATTCAACGAGTACATTCAAGGACTCACACGTCGCAACTTTGTACCTGCTGAATTTAATGAATTAGTAAACAAAGCACGTAAAACACCAGCTTCTTTAAATGAGCTTAATCGTGCAACTTCCGCAATTAAAAGTGCAGGTGCTGGTGATAGAGCTGGTCAGTGGATACCTCTTCACGAAAACCTACTTGAATACTCACGTGCAGGTATTGATACTAAAGATTTCAATAACGCAGAACTTAAGAATGCAGAATCTGACCAATCGGTTTGGAGTGTTGTAAATTCAATGACTCACTTTGCGTCACATGGTGAAGACTTAGTTGATGGCTTTGAAAGTCACAAAGGTACTGACCTTATGGTTAGAGCTGGAAACTTATTAGGTCGTGCATGGGACTTAGGTAATCGTGTTGCGTCACCTTTCAAAGGTTTGAATTCATACCAACATGGTGAAGTACTTAATTAATATAGTGCTATCATAATATAATATAAGGGGTGTGCGTAAGTATACCCCTTTTTATTTTAAAATAATTGGCTAAAAGTTTTTTTATGTCGTTTATTTTGCCTATATTTACATAGTAATCAAATGAAAGTATTAACCTTTAAAAAACAAATATTATGCCTATTACTTATGTAAACAAACAGATTTTCCTTAATGGATTAGAAGTTGCTGACCTCGAAGTTGATGGAATCGACACTCGTGATTATCCTGATTTTTGTGATGCATATATTGCAGACGCAAGTATTCTTGAAAACGGAAAATGGCGTGAAGCCACTGAACGAGAACTTGATGAACTTAATAATGATAGCGACTTGGTTTACGAACAAGTTGAAAACTTCTTATACTAATGGCTAAAAAGAAACCAAATAAAGTTGACGGTTATAGTGAACGTCATTTAAGTCAACTTATTCGTCGTCGTATGATTCAAAAAGATCATGGGGATGACAATAAGTATTCGCGTAAAGATAAACATAAAAAAGATTATGGCAAAGAAGAGTAAAAGTGTAAAGGATGCTGTTTGTGCACGTTGTATAGGTAGCTTCAAGTTTAAAGAGCTTAATCGCGTTTATATACAGATGCATAGACATGACCCTAATAGCGGTTATTATGGTGTTTATGTGTGTGATAAATGTGAACCTAAGTTTGAATTAGATAGACGCGAACCAACGCAAGAATAATATGCCACATAAGAAAAAGCGTACAACCAGTGTTGAAGTATTCATACACGAGGGTCAATCTTATACAACAATACACAAAGACGATAATTCAGCTTGGATTATAGAATACGATATTAAAAAAAGATTTGTAGGCGGTGGTGTAAAAAAAGTAGACAAAAGTTTTTTATTGTCAAAAAAAATAACTATATTAGCTAGTAATACTTAATAACAGATATGAAACAAACTATTTATATTGACCTTGACGGGGTCGTTGTTGATATTGAAAGATATATTAATGAAACATTTAGTCCAGATTATATTAAAAAATATGGCATTGGTACTATAATCGATATGCATCCTCAAATATTCTATGATGCAAAACCTATACCAGGTGCAATCGCTGCATTTCGTGAACTTGCTGACAAGCATAATGTTTATATTCTATCAACTGCACCTTGGGATAATCCAGAATCTTGGAAAGCAAAGCGTATTTGGGTTGAAAAGCATTTGGGCGATTCAGCATACAAAAGATTAATACTATCACATAATAAAGGTTTGCTTAAAGGTGACTTCTTAGTTGATGACCGTATTAAAAATGGCGTCGCAGAATTTGAAGGAACTCATATCCACTTTGGTACACATGATATTCCAAACTGGGATAGCGTTTTAGAACTATTTAAAATGATTCAAGAGTAATGACAATTGTAGTATTCAGAAAAACCAAAAGATCCCAACCTCAAATGGCAGTGTTTACCAAAAGTAGTATTACCGTTGATGTTGTATTAGATAGTGCTAAACGTAAACCACCAATTCCACATAGATGGATTATTGAAGATGTTGGTGTAGGTGGTGAAGGTTTAATAGAGTATTACAAAAAAAAGTACAAAAATATTAAAGTTTTTATTGATAAAACTTTTTAATGTCGATTATTTTGCCTATATTAGTATAGTAATTAAAAACAAGCACATGAAAAAGAAACTTAAATCAAAACTATTAACTTATTTGTTTACCGACTGGGTTGCAACTGAGTCAGATGTTGAAACTCTTAATATGACAAAACAAATGATTGAAAATCGTAAAAACCAAGTGATTGGTTATGTACCAACAATCGGCTTCAAAACAAATAACTCAACCCTTAACATAAAGTAAAATGACAAATTTAAAATTTAACGCAAGCGAGGTAACTTGTAACGGTAACATTGGTGGTAGCGCTTTGATTCTTAATGATGATAATAAAGCTAAAATTAAAGCATTTATGATGACTCATTTCATGATGACTGACCGTCGAACTATTTTACAAGAAATGCAAGACTCGGGCATGCTTGAAGATAGATGGACGGTCGGTTCACGTGTTAATAGTATTGATACGGTGTATTGTCGTTTTACTAGTGGTCTTTTATCATACGCTCTTAAAAAGTTTGGTGTAAATGGCGGGACATATAAAGCTCAACGTGAGCTTTCTGAAATGTGGATAAACGCTCAAATTAAAATGATGAGTGCTAAGGATATCATTATTGTATTAGAAAAAGCATTGGCCGATTGTGCACGTGCTGATTACTATTACACTTATGAAAAAGACTGGTCATAATGCAACTCGATAGACATCGACTTGAAAGATTACAGGACGAGCGGCATTGCGTAGATATTGACACGTCTGATGTTTACTTTATTGTAGACTTACAAATTGTCAATGAAGAGATTTGGGTGGTAACTAATACTAAGGTATTTAAAGACACTCAAGTACTTACACTACAAGAAGCATCAGATGCCGAACGTGAATTTATACGAATGCGAAAAGAAAATAACATTGGATAATATGCAAACAAATTACGGATACTGCTGTATCAACATGACACTTAAAGAAGAGAGCAATACTTATATAGGTCGCTCTATGATTAAACGTACATTTACCGAAAAGGGTATTAAATATGCTAGTGAGCTTGCACTTGCTAATGTACGTGACCTTGTTGAAATTATTAAGTGGAATGAAAAGAAAGGTATTAAACTGTACCGTATGTCTAGTGATATGTTTCCTTGGATGTCTGAATACGAACTCAAAGACTTACCTGACTATAAAAAGATTTCAACTATACTTAAGGGTGTTGGTAATCTAGCTAAAAAGTATGGTCAACGTCTTACATTCCACCCTGGTCCATTTGACGTGTTAGCTTCTATAAATCCAAATGTAGTTACAAAAACAATACGAGACCTTAATCAACATGGTGAAATCATGGACCTTATTGGTTTGCCTCGTACACCATATGCTGCGATTAATATTCACGTCAACACAACGCAAGGTGGTAAGGAAGAAGCTTGTAAGCGATTCTGCACTAACTTTGAATTACTAGATGATTCTGTTAAGACCCGTCTTGTTGTTGAAAATGATGATAAAGAAAAGCAATATGCGGTCGAAGACTTGTATGAAGAAATTCATATGGCTATTGGTATTCCAATTACATTTGACTATCACCACCATTGGTGTCACCCTGGTATTCTAACACAAAAAGAAGCACTACGTCTTGCATCTTATACTTGGGGCAATACTAAACAACTTGTACACTTCTCATCTTGTAAAACAATACACGAAGACGTTACACAAACAAACAAGCGTGCTCATGCAGATTACATTTATGATTTTATTGAAACACATGGCCTTTCACTTGATGTTGAAATTGAAGCTAAAGCTAAAGAGTTAGCAGTACAGAAATATATGAAAGAATTCTTAAGTTAATATATATTATATGAAAAATAACAATACAGGTACTAAACAATTGAAGTGTATGAACTCACACGTTGAATCTAGTAAATGGTGGAAATATGCACCTATAGGTGGGTGTGATGAAATTGTACAAGTTGATATAAAAACTGAAAAAGTTTTATGTTGGAGATGTACATTACGTTCAACTAGTGGTGTAAAATAATAAGAGGCTTCGGCCTCTTTTTTATTGAATATATAACTAATGAAACACGTCAAAGCCTTTGAATCATTTATTTCTGTAAATGAAAAGTACATTATGTCCGACTTGGAAAATGAGTTAGGTATCGTACTAGACCTATGGGATAATGGTGACCACTTAGAATTAGGTAAAATTGAAGTTCCTAAAAGGTTAAGGGGTTCTGGTGTAGGGACTGAAGCGATGGAACGTATTATTGCGTTTGCAGACAAAGAGGGTAAAGACATTAGACTCACACCATCAAAAGATTTTGGTGCATCTTCTGTAGCTAGACTTGAAAAGTTCTATAAAGGTTTTGACTTTGTTAAGAATAAAGATTTAAAGTATAAGGACACTATGGTCCGCTATGCTAAATAACATGAATAACATATTTAATTTTACAGATTTTGTTAATGAGGGTAGAAGCTCTTATGATAGTATTGCATCTAAACTAGTTAAGCACACTTTTAAGAAGTGGGTGAACGGTTATAAAGGTGGTGAAGCTACACTTAACTTTACAGAAAGCTTAGTTTTAAACAGACTAGAATTTGATGTTGATTTCAACCTACATGTTACCAAGCGTGTTAAAGGTTTTGAAATACTTAATAGCACAGGTGCCGATTCAAGAACAACTGATGATGAAGGTGACGAGCAAGACCCGTATATTATTATAGACTTCGCTGTTAATCCTGATTGGATTCCCGGTGAATGGTCTACTATTTATTTTTATTTAGCAGATGTTGTAAGACATGAGATTGAACATATCACACAAGGCGGTGAGGCTATTGGTAATTACAGAATGGGTAAACCAAATGAAGATGATGGTATGTTAAGACAAATGATTAAGATTGGTCTATTACCAAAAGCACAATATTTCATGCTACCTAAAGAGGTTGATGCAAACATACAGGGTCTTAGATATGAGGCTAAAAAAAGAAAAGAGTCGATGGCCGATGCTGTTAATAGATATCTAGACACGCAAGAACAATCTGGTGAAATAAATGGAAAAGAGCGTGAAGAAATTCTTACACTTTGGAAAAGACGTGCAAAACAAATAGGAGGTATACCTACATTTTAAAATTATGAAACATTTAAAACTATACGAAGATTTTATTAATGAAGCAAGGCCTGAGTTCCATGATTCAGATGCACCAGATGCATATGGTAGATTCAGGGACTTAAGCGTTAAGGATTTAGCTAAGTGGTTAATTGATACACGTAACGGTGACGTTAAAAAGATTTCATCTTCACTTACACAACAAATTGTATTCAATAGAAATGATGACCCTGAATATGCTACTAAGATGGAAAAAACACGTAAAGAGGTTTATAAGCAACTTGATAGAGAAGACTTATTAGAAGGTGATGCTAAACCAGGTCCGGACAAATATATGACTGGGCTTGATAAAGAAGACGAAACCGATAAAGAAGATCAAATCAAAAAGCAGCGTGAAATGGATGATGATGATTCATCAGCTTATAAAGAAATGCCAGGTGACGAAGAGGCTAGAGAGAAGGGTCAAGTTAAAACATCTAAGCATGTTAAGAAATACCATGAGCTTTATGGTGACGAAAAGAACGAATCAATTATAATTGAAGCATCTAAAATTGCATGTCTAGAATGTGATGAGGTTAATACTGCTAAAGCTTGGGCTAAAAACAATGACGTATGTCCTTCATGTAATGATTCAACAAATGGTGTTTCTGAAGCTGAACTTGTAGGTGAATGTTGGGACGGTTACAGACAAGACGGTATGAAAACTAAAGGTGGTAAGCAGGTACCTAACTGTGTGCCAGTATCTGAAGTTAACGAAGAAAAAGCCGAAGGTGATAGAAGTAAATTAGATAATGCTGATATCGAAACGGCACTTGCAAAAAAGTCTAAAGAAACTGGTGTACCTATTGGTATTATTAGAGTTGTAATGAGACGTGGAATGGCCGCGTGGAAAACAGGTCATAGGCCGGGTGCGGGTCAAGAGCAATGGGGATACGCTAGAGTTAATGCATTTCTTACTAAAGGCGCTGGTACTTGGGGTGATGCTGATAAAGACCTTGCTAAAGAAGTTAGAGACGGTGGACATGATAAAAAACTTAAATCTTAATGAAGCATATAAAATTATTTGAGCAGTTTGAGCTTAATCCTTTATACGAGGAGATTGATGCGATTATGGGTGGTGGTCTCACAGACATTGAAATACAAGGTATGCTTGATGAGGGTTTATTCTCATGGTTAGGTTCTTTATTTTCAAACCCAAAAAAGAAACGTGAGTTAGATAAACTTGCACAACAGCTTACTGAGGTTAGAATTAATATTGCTAAGGTTAATATTGAAGCTGAAAACATTGAAGCGTTTGAAGAAGAGTTAGAAAGTAAAGTTGATATGTATGCTGATACAGTATCTGCTAAAGATATAAAGTCAAACACAAAGAAAACTTCAATGACTGACCTTAAAGGTAAGCAACTACAAGAACTTGAAGCTGATATTGTAACTAGAATGGACATCATTGGTGAAGAGAATGACAAGCTTAAAACTTATGTTAATAAAGTAAAGCTTAATTCTAGAATACAATCAACTGAAAAAATTATGCGTATGGCAGACGGTCAAATTAAAAAAGTACTTTCTAAAATGGCGATGCAAGATAAAAAGAAAGATAGAGAACTAACAAAAGAACTTAAGGTTCAAATGAATTAAATTATGAAAAGAGTAAGATTATTCGAAGCTTTTACGAAAAGCCAAGGTGAAGAGATTAGCAAAGATCAATTTAAGAATATTGCTAAGGGTTCAAACGTTACATATATGGGTGATGATTTTGAAGTTGCAGAGTCAGACGATACACTTCTAATATTAAAGCATATAAAGTCTGGTAAAAAGATTCATGTTAATTACAATATGTTCAATAAAAAAGGTGTTATTTCATCTAAATAAAATTAAAAAACAAATAAATATCTTTACAAGATATATAAATAAATAAAATATTATGTATTTTTTAATTATTACATTAACGATTGCCTCAGTTTTATTCATTGATTATAAATTTATTAAATCAAAAAAAACTAAAACAGTTGGTACGTCTAAAGACAAGGTTATCGTTGTGGATAGAAGGCCTACTAATATTTCGGTTAACAGAATTACTGATAATATAATTCCCACTAAGGAAGAAATGGACTAAAATATTATTAGATATATAATAAAATAATAACATATTAAAATGGCTAAATTAAAATCATTCGAAGAGTACGTTGCTGACATTGACACGGCTGAAGAAATCGAAAACACAGAAGTTGAAATGGGTGAACCTATGGAAGCGGAAGGTGAAGAAGAAGTTGTTACAGACGAACAAGGTGAAGATAACGTTGAAGTAAAAGACAATGTTGAAGGTGAAGAAGCTGGTGAAGAAGCTGAAGAACTTGAAGCAGACACTAAAGAAGTTTCATCTGAAGAAGACAAAGGTATTGTAGATTCAGCTGATGATGAAGTACCATCTGAAGAAGAAGCTATGACTGAATCTGAGGATTCTGACGACGAAGATGAAGACGATTCTGACGACGAAGATGAAGACGATTCTGACGATGGAGATTCTGTAGAAGTTGTAGCAGTTGCTGAAATGCTTAAAGAGGCATACAAGGCTTGTAAAAACGAAGCTAAAGTTTGGGAAGAAGATATGCACGATGAGCATACTATTGAATCTTACCTAAAAGAAAATGCGGCATTAGTTGCTATGATGGCAGTTAATACATTGAAAGAAATGAAAGAAGACATGACCCTTGAAATGTACGAGGCTACATGTAATGAATTAAAAGAATCTTACGCTAAGAAGATTGACGAGATGAAAGAAGCTTGGTCTGCTGAAGGTGAAGAGGTTGAAAGCGACGAAGAGTAAGCGATTCATAATTTCTTGAAACATTTATTAAAGGTCCGTGTATAATATGCACGGACTTTTATATTTTATATGCCTAGATTAAAGATTGAATCAGTGTACATGGAGATTGCGTACTCAATTGCAAAACTGAGTTATGCTGAGCGACGTAAAGTTGGATGTGTCATTGTAAAAGACGAACAGATTGTTTCGTTTGGTTACAATGGAACACCCCATGGTTTTGACAACACATGTGAAGAAGAACAGGTTAGATATGTAGATAACCCAGACCACTTACAAATCCTAATAGATAAGGGATATGATTGTGAGGAAGATTGCTGTAGTAAAACGGTAACCAAGGTTGAGGTGTTACATGCTGAATCGAATGCGTTGAGTAAATTAGCTAAATCAACTTTGTCATCGGATGGTGCTACATTATACACAACTACATCACCATGTTTTGAATGTGCAAAATTAATCATTCAATCAGGTATTACTAAAGTATATTACAACGAAAGCTACCGAGATATGGGTGGTCTTGAATTATTAAATAAAGCTAACATTGAAGTAATACAAACAAATGTCATTCATTAAAAAATATTTGCAACCTGTAGAAGATATTATTGAATCTATAGAATCAAATCCTAAATTATTTTATCTTAACAATATTAAAGTTGATGCCTATATTGGACCTTCAAAATCAATGCAATTATTAGATGAATTTATTACAGCGTATCAAGAAGACGATAGTCAAGACTTCTCGAAAATTACCTCAAAATACAAAAACTAAAATGGAAGAAACAATCATGGCTAAAGACAAAGAGCTACAAAAGTATCAATGGGTTAAATCAGAAAGAACCACCGAAGTTGTTCAAGTTGCTAAAGAGCAACCGGATACTAATTGGTTATACTTTACAGACGGTACACGTATTAATCCATCTTTAATTAGTGAATTTTTAATGGAGGTTCCGGCTTCAACTAAAATAGGTGGCTTTATTGATGTTGAGACAAAGCCGATTCAAACTGGTCCTATTCAAAATGAAGGAAATGTAGTCGCTACAAATTCATCAGACACCATAGTTACACAACAAGAACCGGTAAAAGAACCGACGGTTATGGGTAAAATGATTATGAAAATGAGCAAAAAGAATGTTGTTAATGTTCCTGTTCAAATTAATATCAATATACCAACGCCACAATTACATGCAATGTTGTCTGAAGGCATGGAGGATGCGGACTTAAATGAAGAAATCATGGAAGTGGCCCTTCAACAAATTGAGATAAATAAACTAAAGGAATACATTACAGCTAATGTATCCGAATTTCTATCAGAATATTATTCATAAATTAAATACAAAATGAACAGAAGTCAAAGAAGATGGCAGTTAAAATCTGCTGGAATGTTACGTGTAAAAAACATGTATGGTCCGTTCACTGAAGTTGGTAAACTTTGGTATGCTAAGACCGCAAAAGAAGGTGCTAAATTACATTTACAGAATGTAGAGGCTAATGAAAAAAGACAATCTGAATACTTTGCTCAAAAAGAAGCAAGCATTAAAGCATCACATGAAGCTAATGGCTACAGTGCTGAAAAAGTAGAAGTATTATTAGAAGCTTGGAGATGTACGATTGTTAAAGACAAAGAAACTTATCGTGCCGACCGTAAAGAGTCCATCGCCTTATACCAAAAGGCGGCTCAAATGAAATAAGGTATATACACTATGCAAGTAATTACTATTGAAATTGCCGATAATGGTATTATCAAAACTATTGTTGACGATAATATTAACGGGGCCGGTGAAAAGTTTGAATCTAAAACAGTTTATGATTTAGAAAGACATGATTCAATAGACAGTAAAATTGAATTATTGTGGACACTTGCTGAAGACATGGGTGTAGATTTAGGTAATTCCAAACAAGCTGAACAAATTAAAATTATCAGTGAATGGGGTGAAAATTATACACCTTCTAAAAAAGAGGCAACTGAAGCTATTAAAGAATTACAAAATAATATTGATAGCCTTCAAAAGATTGTTGACGCTAAGTAATGAATATTAAAATAGAATGTATTTGGTGTAATAGTAAAATGGAATTTAACCGCTATGTGAGAAACTACGGTGCACCCAGCTATACAATAAATTACATCGATATTTCTAATAAATTAATGAAGGCTGATAAGTCTATCAGAAAACCGTCTGACAGATTGATCGGTCTTCATATTCATAGTCAATTAAAAATGTATAATTCTAAATTAGATAAATTTGAAAATCACCCCAAGGTTATTGTGTATCTAATTAAAAACCTTAATAAACAAACAATTTCAGGATTGAGAAGTACACTTGGTAATGTATTGGAAAGCCATGAGATTGATATTGATCTAACGGTTATCAATAGAACTGACTTTCCAACAAAAGGTGTACTTAGCCAATTCGGTTCGGTTAAGTTCATCGACACATGATACATCACAGATTATTCCCTAAGGGCGAATACTGTCATGCATTAATCGCTTCAAAATCCAACCCCAATATTTTATTTCAAGTTCGAGGTCTTATCTATGACGTTAAGATGGACGAACATAACCCACAATACCTTATAAAGATTATAAAGTTTTATGATGACTTAAACTTTATTAAACGTCACTTTATTGGGGAGCGCTTCCAGAAAGATTTTTCAGGACATGACTTTCATTTTAAAATGAAGCGTAGTCAATTTCAAACCCGTGAAGAGTTTGAAAAATATATGAGCAAAGATAAGTATATGCTTGTTGCTGATTCAGTTATGTGTACAAAGACACTTGGTGACTCCACTAGGTTGTACAACACTATCCAATCATTTATAATAGAGAAGTCCATACGTGACATCTATGACGCATCTACTAGAGCACAATACAGAACAGGTAAATATCACTTTAATAATCAAGACGAATTTAAAACATCACTTAAAAAATTCTTAAAGGGCAAAGTTGATGTTACTGAAGAATACCTAGATGATTTATTAAGTAGACCTTCTTTTAATGATTTAGATGATATTAAAGCCTGATATATAGTATAAATAATTATATCAATAGATGAGTTCAGAAAAGAGCTGGTGGGATAATGCTGGAGATTCAATAAGTCAATTGACTGAAGATTCTAAGGAATTTGTTAAGGATTCTCAAGATGCGGTTAAAAATTCAAAAGATGCTAAAAATATTACTAGTCAATTTGATAACCTTATTGATCAATCATCTGGTGGTGTTACTAGATTTTATGATGCTTTAACCGGTCAAGTTGTTGAAGGTCAAGCTGCCGAAAAAATTAAAGCTATTAAAGCCTCTATTAAGGGGCCTACATCTGTAAGTACAAATACAATAAACCCAACATCTGTTGAACCTATTGTTGGTTCTATTAACCCAATATATACTGGTTTAGGTGATGCTGAAAGTTATACAATAGAAACTATAGGTAAAGCTAATAGTGGTAATAGTACTGATAGTGCTGGTACTTTAGTACCGGGTCCCAAGCAGATTCCATTTTCTTTATTCAACCACTGGTCACTTATGAACTACAAGGGTGGACCGCTTGATAATTTAGATAAGGATGCTTACAACGGCCCACTATTTGCCGGCGCAGATAAAATTGAATATAGAAACCCGACAGCTACAAAAATTATACAAACATTAAATGAAAAAGACCACCCTGGTTACAAATATTCATTTTCTGATTTTGCATTAGCTAAATATTACGGTAAAATATCAAACAACTTCATGGTGACTCTTAGGAGATTTCCTATGCCGGTTGAAGATGATATTATTAACCCTAAAGTTTTAGGACCTGATGGTAAATCTATTGTTGATAATGCAATGCCTGATTTAGCAAGAGCTGTAACGTGGATGTCTGAAGCTACTGGTAATAAACTAAATGATTTATTAAAGTTTGATGTAAGTACTAGTTGGAAAGAAGTTGAATCTGCAATTCAAGAAAGAAGCGGTAGTGGTGAAGGTGGTGCTTTAGGTAGCGCAATTGGCGGTAACTTTTTTGCATCAGCAGCTATTGGTGCTGCAAACGGTATGGATGCACAGGGTGTTGCTAATGCTAAAAATGGATATGATGCAACTAAAGGTACTTATCCAAATCACATTTTTGGGCCTATTAATGTTATTAAAAAGGTATCTATCCGTGACGCTGGTTTAAACTTCACAGGGGATATGGAACTTACATTTCATTATAGCCTAAGACAGCTTGAGGGTGTTTCACCTAAAATCGCGTTCTTAGATATGTTATCAAATATGTTAGTTCTTACATATAATAATGGTAATTTCTGGGGCGGTTCATCAAGGTATGTTGGCGGTTCTGGTAAAATGTCTAGGCCGTTTGGTGACTTTAGTAAATTAAAGTCTGGTAATTTTGGTGAATTCTTAGGTTCAATTGTTGGTGACATTGCTGGTGCTGCCGGGGATATGTTGAATGATATAAAAGAAAACGGTCTTACTGGTTCTAAGCTTGGTAAAAACCTTATTGGTGGTGGTCTTATGAAATTATTCGGAACACCACAGGGTTCTGAAGCACTTAATGCTTTTTTAACAGGTGACCCAACCGGTCAATACCATGTTACTATTGGTAATCCATTAAACCCTATTGCAGTTATTGGTAACCTATATTGTGATAAGGCTGATTTCCAATTTGGTGGTGAACTATCTTATGAAGGTTTCCCAACAGAACTTACGGTTAAAGTTTCACTTAAACCGGCTAGACCAAGGGATAAAGCTGATATCGAAAGAATGTTTAATGGTGGAAAACAAAGAATGTATCTAACACCTGAAAATGGTGTTAACACTAATAACAGTACAAATACATCAGCATACGGTAATGCTGATAGCCCAGAACAGGCTGACATATATAGAAAAATGACTGGAGGATAATGGATTTTAAATCATTACATAATAAAAATATAGTTGACGGTAAAGTTATAATGACCGAACCTACAATGCTATTTATTGACCTTCAAGATGTTGATACAATAGTTGAACATGTTATTGATAGCGACCAAGTCGGTAGACCCGACTTAATAGCTCTTAAGTACTATAGCGACCAATCATTAACCGATATGCTTTTAAAATTTAATGGTGTGTCTAATCCATTTTCTTTAAACAAAGGTGACATTATTGATGTTCCAGTTAATCAGGAAAGATTTAAAAAGTTTATTAAACCTAAAAGGAATAATGATGAAACTCAAAAAGAAAAGTTCTTAAAGCAACGTAGAATGACTGAAAAAGATAAGAAGCGTTTTGAGTTCCTACAGTCACTCGCACAAGTTGAAGCACTTCCACCAAATAGACTTAAGACTGGTCAAACTAATAAAGATATATCTGGTGTTATTACTGATTTAAATCCTAGTCAATCTTAATTATGGCATTAAATAGTCATGTATATACAATACTCGAACCTAGCATTAAACTAGACGAGATGAAATTACCAGGTGCTGGTGAAAGACATACAGGTGATGGCTTTTCTGACATGAGTGGTGGTCCCGAACCATACATAAAAGTTAATGATTATCCATTTGCGCCAAAAGACATATTAAAATTTACATTAGACTTAAATAGTAAATATCCAGAAGTAAGTGCAATGCTTTCTGATAGCCAGAACTTTTTTACAGTTGATAGGTTTCCAAGAGATGGCGATTTATTAAATATTAGAATACAACTGGACGAAGCTGGTACATATAAAGATATCAGAATGGACTTTACTATTTTAGAATTCAGGGGGCTACCAACATCATCAACTGAAAAAGTAGAAGGTGGTCAAATTTATAATGTTAGGGGTATTGCTAAAATACCTGGTATGTATACCGATGAATGTAAATCATATGGTGAGGGTTCTTCAATTGATCATATAAAAGCGGTTGCAACTGATTTAAAATTAGGACTTGCAACAAATATAAGCGAAACTAAAGATACAATGCGTAGATTTTGTGCTTACCAAACTAAACTTGAAATGCTTTCGAATACTGTATTACATTCGTATTTAGATGATAACTCATTTCAAACATATTCGATTGACCCGTATTATTACATTAATTTTGTTGACATTCAAAAAATAATGAATGCACCTGAAGATATTGAAATACACCAATACATTACTAATAAAATGTTTCACGAAAGAGGGACAGACCCTACAACTGGTGCAGGTGAAGTTGAATCACAATTAATACTTACGAATCATCATTTGGCTAGTGGCGGTAACACTAGTATTGAAAGATATAATCTTATTAATAATTCTACTAAAATAGCTTTAGAGAATGGTTATAAAAGAAAGATGCAATATTTTGATTATGACGGGAGTGTTGGCAAAGACCTTATTGAATTTGATGTTGAATCATTAGTTGGTGATAATATTAAAGATCATGAAGAAGCTTTGAAGGGTCGTAGAAATTCTGAAGTTGACGAATACAATACTCATATAAAACAAAAATATGTTGGTATTCAAAGCGATAGTGTTCATGATAATTATAAATTTGCTGCAATTAATAACATTCAAAATTTAATAGAGTTAGACAAGATGTATTTAGAAGTTCATCTTGAGGGTATGAATCCGGCTTTATATCGCTATATGAAAGTTCCTGTAAATATTTTTAATTATGGCGAAGTGAACGGTGATGTTACTGAAAGTATTAACAAAGAAAAGCGAGAAGGTGATTTTGATGTTAAAGCCGATGATACTAAAAATGAAAATGACGTTAATGAAAATGATATATCATCATTTACACTAGATGAATTCTTATCAGCACATTATATTATACTTGGTATAAAATATTTGTATGACGCTGAATTAGGTTATTCACAGACTCTTAAATTAGGGCGTAGGGAATGGCCGGCGAGATTAAACAATATTTGATATATAAATAATGGCAGATAATACTAGATATAATTTTACTAAAGGGATGTTGAGAACATCCGCTAAAAACCCATATCAAGACCCTACGTTTTTAACGTTTACTTTAAAGTTTGATATGCTAAGCCCTTTATTTAATAAAGACGTTGCAGTTAAATCCCTACGTGAACAATATAAGGAAGAAACTAAAGCTACTCAACTAGAAAAGTTTATTAGTACACTAACATTAATTAATAAAGAAATGCCATGGTATTTTAAATCAATTAGTGGCATAGATACTGCTTTTGATATTGATATGTTAGAACCATATTGGGGTGGTGACGATAAAAAACTAGAAATAGAATGTAATGAATCTATTAATCTTGCAATTACAGGTTTGATGGATTTGTATAGAGAAGCTGTTTATAACCTAGACGGTTGGACACAAGTTCTTCCAGAAAATTATAAAAGATTCAATATGTATGTTATTGTTTCTGAAGTTAGAAATATACAAACAGTTAAAAATAATAAGAGTGGTAAAGAAGTTAATATAAACGATGAAATCACAGCTGATTCAAAACCAATGTTTATGTTTAAATATAAATCTTGTAAATTTGATATTACGTCTGGTAAAGAAACTTTCTCATCATTAAGTTCAGCAGAGCCATCAAGCCCACAACCTAAAATCAGAATAAAATACGAAGATATTATAAAGTTTAATGCTACTTATTTAAATGGTATATCTGACATAACACTAGATGGTAGTCCAGGTGTTGGTACTGAAGATAAAAAGCCAACATTTAGCGAAAGGGGTTTAAGTGCACTTGATGATGCTTTACAAACTGTAAGCGATGGTATTACAAATTTTAATCCTATTAATGAACTGACAAGGCCAAATAATGTATATGGTTCAATATTTGATCAAGCTTTTCAAAGGGCCGTTGGTGAATTAGATGATATTGCAGGTGGTATTAGCAGAATACCTAATAATTTATTTAAGGACGGTTTAAATGCTGCAGAAAATGAAGTACAAAGTTTAATTAAAAGTGCTAAAGCAAATATATTTGGTATTGAACCAGGTTCAACTTTAGGTGCCGCTTTGAAACAGGGTTCGATCAATTCTATATTTCCAGATATTCAACAAATTAGTTTATTTAAAAATAAAAATAATTTAGGCAACATTAATAAATAATGGAACATAAGGAACTTTTTAAAGATAATTTAAGGGATTCCCATTGGTTAGGTGAAGTTGTAGATGTACAAGACCCAAATGGTAAAGGTAGATGTAGAATTAAAGTTTATGGCAAATTTGATTTACTTGAAACTGAAGATATACCGTGGGCTACCCCTGCCAATAATCAAATCACTGGTTCAATGTCAGTACCAAATGTTGGTGACGTTGTAGCAATCTATTTTGATAATGGCGACGTATATACTCCTGTTTATAAAAACTCACCAAGAATTGATAGTGCCTTTAAAGCTGACGTGCTAGATGTTACGGGTACACCAGAGTTAACGACTTCATTAGTTTATGATACTACTAAAGGTGTTAAGATTTACCATACACAAGAAGATGGTTTAATTATATCAACGGGTAATGGTGTTGAAGCTGACCCTGCAATTAGGGTTAGTAATGATGGTAAAATTTATTTATATGCTAATGATATTTTTATTGCTAGTTCATTTGGAGATGAATCAGAACCTGCGGTAAAGGGCCAAACACTTACAGACTTGTTACGTGATATGCTTAATGTTATTAAAGAACATACACACGTCAATGCAGGGCCCGTAAATGCATTAAATGTAATTGACCTGTCGCTTATGCAACAAACAATTGATTCAATTAAACAAGAGTCTTAATAATTTATTATGGAAAAGTTGGAAAAGTTTGGAATAGAAAAAGAGTTAGATGGTATCAAGGAAAGCCTTGAGTCATTTGTTAATTTAGGGATATTAATACCTTCAATACCAGATTATGAAACTATTGTTGAGATTTATACTAATGAAGTTGTTGGTTTTAAATCAATAATGGTTGAATTAACTGATAAGTATAAGGAGAAGTATGGTGACGCATGGTCAGAAAAAGAGGCTGAAATTAAAGAGTTAATTGCCGCTGAAAAGAAAAAGACTATTGATTACTATATGAATGAAGGTCGTCAATTTTTAGAAGGTCTACATAAAACATTAATTGAAGCTTTTAAAAAATTATTAAAAACAATTAAAGAAGTTGCAACTGATGTTATTAAAAAAGTAACTGAAGCACTAATGCCAACTACAATTGGACTTGGTGCACCTAACCCATTAAGTATAATATTAAAATTATTTATAGCTATTACTGAAATTAAAAGACAATTAGATGTTGTAGCATTATTAGGTATTAAGCTTATTGATGTATTTAAGCAAATTGGTATTTTAGATTTAGTAGAAACTATGACTGGTAGTGTTGTGGATTTCAAAAAAAGTATTGATGCTAAGAAGGCAGCAGCTAAAGCTACCGGATCAAAAATAAAAGAAATAGGTGCCGGGTTAAACCCAGCTGAGCTTAAAAATAAACTTGATTGGACTAAAAACATAGACATGTCAACAGAGCTTGGTAAACAAATTACTGCGGTGAAGTCATTAGTAAACACAGTTAAAGGTTCTTCAGCTGTTGTTGAAAGTAACAACAAGGCTATTGCAAAATCTGAAGCTAAACTTAAAAAGAAACAACAAGCTGTATTTAGTGCAAAATACTATGCGGACCAAAAAATGTTTATAATACCATGGCCGGCTGGTGGTACTGAAAAGCCTGGTAGTGCTGTAATGGAAATTGCATCTAAACGATATGATATTGCATTTACAGATTTCCCATTAAATGTGGTGCAGCAGTTACAATTAAAGAGAAAATCAGAAGATATTGAATCTATTAATGGTCAAAATAGTGATATTGCATGGCATGACTTAATTATTAGTTTTAGTAATTATATGAATGGTTATAAAGAATGGGCTCAAACAGCCCGTGAATTTGAAGAGGGCGAAAACGGTACAATAATTTTAGTGTCGGATAGTAATGATAGTGAAAATACTGGGGGCGGTTAACTAGGTAATACTGGTAAAGGCCGTGCTCATAGTAGTAATAACAAGGGTGGTGTTGGCGCTGCTAATGATGGGAGTGCTGTTAAAACGCCTAAGGAAGGTGATAATCCTAAATAAATTTAGTTAAAAAAAGGCCCAAAAAAAATGGGTTATATAATGTATATTATTCACTTTCTAACTAAATAAAAATGGAAAACAAAAAAAGAGAACGAATTGGTGCTAAAAAGGTAACCATCGCTCAAACAGAAGACGTACAATCTGTAGAAAATGTACAAGAAGAAGTAACAGTTAACGAAGATGTACATGGTGGTTTTATGCATGACGACTATGTTCTACCAAACGGAGAATTCGATTGGGACGGTTACGAGCATGCATTCAGTCACAAGTTAAGACCTAATTACAAGGTTAAAACTGCAAGTCACAAACATATTGTTTATTCACAAGATGTTGAAGCGCAAAATTATTACAACATGATCGAATCAACTTCATTTGAAATTGATATGATTACATCACTGGTAGTAGACTCTTATCTTGAGGGTACGTTACATTCAATGTCTACTAAATGGGCGACTGTTAATGTTAACTACCGTGAGATGCTTTACATTGACCTTGATAAAGAGGATGCTGATATCATTAAAGATTACAGACCTGGTGATTCAGTCACTGTAAAAGTACTTAGTGATAAAACAGCGGCGCGTGAATATGCAACGGCTTCTATAACTGAAGGTGCTAGACAAGCAATCTTTAATGAGCTTAGACAGGCTGCTGAAGATGGTGATACTGCATTTATGGGTACTGTTAAATCTATGATTCCAGGTGGTGGTTATATCGTTAAGGTTCAAGGTATTGAATGCTTTATGCCGGGTTCACTTGCTGGTATTAATAAACTAGCTGATTTTGAATCAATTATTGGTAATGATATGTATGTTGTACCAGATTCATTCTCTGCAAATCGTGGAACTATTGTGGTGTCTCACAGGGCTTATTTACAAGCTATGATTCCAACGAGTATTGCAAAAATAGAAGAAGACTTTGATGTGGTACATAATGGGTTTGTAACAGGTTCTGCTAAGTTCGGTGTATTCTGTGAATTTGAAGGTTGTCTAACAGGTATGATTCACGTTAATGACCTAAGTCCAGAATGGACTGCTAAGCATAAAGGTGGGGATATTAACCCAGGTGATGCAATTGACTTTAAAGTTAAAGAGGTTGTTTCTAATAAAAAGATTATATTAACTCAAGTTGAAAAACAAGAAGTTAAAGAAGATTTATCATGGGAAGAGTTTACTAAAGACTTACAAATTCCTAGTCTGGTCGAGGGTAAAATCCGTTCTGTAAAAGATTATGGTGTGTTTGTTGGACTACATGGTAGTGTGACTGGTATGGCACATGTGTCTGGATTTGAAAAAGGTATTTCATTAACTGAACGTTTTTCAAAGGGTGATGATGTTGCTGTTGAGATTACAAAAATCGATAACGACACTAAGAAAGTATTTTTAAAGGTGGTTGGAGCTTAGGTTCCAACCAACCTAAAATATATGGTGGATATATATTGAAACAAGATATAATCCTCCGATGTTAAATCAACAAAATAAAGATGTATTATTAAACTCACAGATTGGGTTTGAATTTGAATTCTATTCTAATACATCTGTAGAAGAGACTGCTAAATCGGTTGAGCAACTATTAAATCGTAAGATCCAAATAGAAGAAAAAGCTCATTCCGATTTTCAGCCTTCTGATAAAGTCTTTAAAATGGAACCTGATATGTCAGGTGGTGCTGGTCTAATTGAATTAGTCACAGGCCCTTTACCATATACGGATGCCAGGCTTATTGCTATTAAAATGCTTAAGTGGATTGATGATAATGGTTCAACAAACGATCGTTGTGGATTACACTTAAACATATCATTCCAAAACGGAACATACGGTAAATACTTTATTACTCATATGAATACACTTAAGTTTGTATTAGAGTTTAAAGAAGATCAAGTATATAAATATTTTCCACAGAGAGAGGATTTAGTTTACGCTAAATCAATCAAGTATATCTTACCTAAAAACGGAATGTTCCACTTTGATGAACGTACTGTTAATAAATCTCAATTTAATTATCCCAATACCAAATACTATGGTGTTAACTTCTTAAAGCAGGAGATGGGTTATTTAGAATTTAGATACCTTGGCGGTAAAGATTACCAAAAGCGTACTAATGATATTTTGCATTTAATGGATGGTTGGATTACACAATTACATAAAATTTGTAGTGAACCCGGACTTAATGAGCTGAATAGATTAGAGTTAAGAAGAATTATGCGTGAGATAGGTCCTGTAATAAGCCTGTATCGCGACCACAGGAACTTTAAAAAGTTTAAAGATATAACCTTTACATTTGACCTAAGCGAGGATGGTGGCAATCGAGGTGAGACTATTGACATGTATTGGGATCAAATAAAAGATAGAGTTATTAAACTCATTTCTGAAGGTGGTTTAGTTAAGGGTCATATCAACTACGATACTGATAGGTCTAAGGTTCAAATTAAAGATGGTGTATTTAAAGGTGCACATGATTTAGAACATTACGAAATGGTTAACTGTGAAATTGCAGGTGAAATTAGGTACAGTGATTTTTATAACTGCAAAATTAAAGGGTCTGACCTTGACGGTTGTAACTTATATCAAGGTACTAAATTAACTGATTCAAAAATTAAATCATCATACGTACACCAAAGCTGTGAAGCAAAAGATTCATATGTATTTGGTAGAGATAGTGTATTTAAGGGTAAAATGATAGGTGGTATTTTTAGGGAAGGTAACTATTCTGAAAGCACTGCTGAATTTGATGGTACTGAAATTGTACAGTCAACAAAAATAAAATAATAAAATGAGTGATATTTTTACAGGTAATCTTGATGATCTAACAACACCGCCGGAATATGACGTAAATTGTTGGAACGACTTCATAAACGAAATCGGATCACATGTTACAGGTGCTTGTATGATTCCAATGAATCTACCGCAGTCGGAGGTTATCAATATTATTAAAAGAGCAAAAAAATGGTTTTATAAAAACTATGAATACTCTGTAGTTGAAAACTTCTTATACATTCCAAATGAAGTATTTAGTACTGAACAATTTAAAAAAAGGAGAGCTTTAACTTTACCCGATGGTAAAATTACTTTACCAGGTGGTGCCGTGGTGTCAACTGAGGGCGGTGAAGTATTCTCAGTATACGGTGTATTTGAAGCTGGTGCTGGTGGATTTGGTACTTCAATTACTTTTCAAGAGGGTGATTTTGATATGGAAAGAATGTTGTACGGTCAAATGTCCACGGGTGGCTCACAGGTTGCTAAGGGTATGGAAAACCTACAGTATTACGTTGTTAATCAAAGTGCTTTAGAATTAACTAAACAAATTTTAGATAATCCTATTTCATTCCACTACTCTCAATTAACACATGAAATTAAATTTACTGGACAAACACCTAAAAAAGATGTGTTCTTAGAAATATATGAAACTATTCCGGACTGTGCTTTATTTAATGATGAGATATTCTTTAGATATGTTGCAGCGAAGGTAATGATTTCACTAGGACAAAAATTAGCAATATTTGGTTACAACTTACCAGGTGACGTTACGATTAATGCTGACATTATTCAAGGTATGGGTACTGATGAATTAGATAAAGTTATTGAAGAAATTAAATCAGACGAAGGTACTGATTGGATGATGCATTCATAAGTTAGATATATAATATTACTATGGATTTTTACGTTAAAGCACCGGGTGACCCAAATTATGACCCATATCAGATACATTCTGAGAGTGAAGTTGCTCAGTTGATAGGTCAAATTGAAACAACATTATTCACAAATAGAGGTGATGTGTTAGGTGACCCTAATTTTGGTGTTAGTTTAGAAGACTTGGTGTATTCACTAGGTTATACTGAAGAGCAAATCCAAAAGATTATATACGACCAGTTTGATGCATACATCCCATTGGCACAAAAATATGATGTTAAAATTACAGTAGCCTTTTATAAAGGAGAAGTTAGAGACATCGCACAAATTGACATTACAATTGATTCTAAATATCAAGTTGGTGTTTACATAAATTAAGGAACCTAATAATGGCTGAATTTAAATTTTTACAAGCTGCTAGAGTTAAAGCGTCGCAAATCAAAATTGATGCGCAGAAATATATTAGTAGAGTTTATGGTAGGGCTGGTAATTTATTTACAGCTGCTTCGCCATTTGCACAAATCATTCAAGTAATGTCGGAACTTACTGAAATGATTTTCTATTATGTTGAAGATGCTACAGTTGAGCAAAACATAATGACCGCACAACAGCCTGAATCAATTTATGGTTTAGCAAGACTTACAGGTCACGATCCTTCAAGGGGTCTTTCGGCTATTGGTGAAATTGAAGTAAGATGGAAAGCAGGTGCTCAAAATGATATTGCGGGTAGTGCACTTTATATAAATGCAAATAGTCAAATCCGTTCAGACTTGAATGGACTTCCTTATTTATTACGTACATCTAATGACATTATAACATTAAGCTCTTCTGATTTTAACTATATTAAAATTCCAATTATACAAGGTACTTTAGAGTCACAAACGCTTACTGGAACTGGAGAAGCTTTTCAGACTTTTAATATTCAAACTGGTGGTACAACAGCACATGATGAAATTACAGTAGCCGTAAATGGTGAAGCTTGGACTAAACACGATTCATTATATGATATGAGTGGTGACACTAAAGGGGTGGTTGTTAAAACTGGTATTCTTGGTGGTATTGATTTATTCTTTGGTAATGGTAACTTTGGTGTGATTCCAGGGAATGGTGCTATTATCACAGTTGATTATATTAAGAATAAAGGTGCAGCGGGTAACTTAGGTGAATCTAAGGATGTTACGTTTAGCTTTGTAGACAAAGGGTTTGATGGTCAATCAAACGAATATGATCTTAATGAATTTGTTGAAATTAAAGTTACGTCTTCCCCTAAATTAGGTGCAAATCAAGAAAGTATTGAGTTTACTAGAATGATTGCACCGTTACAATCTAAATCATTTGTGTTAGCAACTCCTGATAATTACTTACACTTTATGTCTAAGTTTAACATGTTCTCACACATTGAAGCTTACAATACAGCTGAGGACCAATACTTAGATGACGATAACGTTATTTATATGTTCTTATTACCAGATGTTTCTAAAAAATTATCGTCAGCTGAAGATTACTTTTCAGTTTCACCTGAAGAGTTTGTATTCTCTCAAGATGAATTAAATGCATTTAGAACAGCTATTGAAAACTCAGGCCAGCAAATGGTTACTTCTGAAGTTTCTTTTGTTGAGCCAAAGCAAAGACTTTATTCAATGAATATTTCGGTTAGACATTTTGAAGGTTTTGACGAAGTACAATTGATGAATAATATTAGAGCAAAGATATCTGAATATCTTCTTAAGATTACAAGAAGAGATAGATTACCTAAGTCTGATATTGTTGCAATTATAGAAAACATTGATGGTATTGATTCCGTGAACGTGCAGTTCCTATCAAAGTCTCAAGAGGATGCTCTTAGAGATGGGTCATACACAGTTACACAGACTACCATCACCCCACAAACTCCAGTGCTTGAAGATATTGGTAACGGTAAAAACCGTATGATGTTCTTTAAGAAAACGGTCACGTCTAAAACAGTTACATTTGATAAAGCTGATGGAATACCTGTCGATGTTAGAGAACAAGTTACAGGCCTTGATGCATATGGTGATATTATTTTAGGAAAAGAAGAAATGGCTTTATTTAGAGGTGGTTGGTCTGACAGAACAGGTGGTATCGTTGCAGATGAACCAAAGATTGGTCAAATGGCGTCTTTATCGGTTGCATTCTCACAACCTGTACCTAGAACTGTTTATACTAAACTACAAGCGGCAAACAGAAAAGCAATATAATGGGTTTATTTGACGGTTTATATAAGTATAAAATACAAAAGAAATATGATTTAGTAAAGTCGATGAACGACAAAAAACTAAATCAAGGGCGTGATTATTCAACTGATTTGTTGAAGAATTCATTATCTAAACATATTCAAAGAAACTCAACACTGAATACGTTTATTGAATTTATACAAGATACGTTTGTTGAAAATGTAAAAACGGTTTCTAAACTTAAAGTATGGAAAGCGTTTAGTGTTGATAAGGATAACTGGAGAATTAAATAATGAAATACGCAGGTCTTAGATTTTTTAATGGTAACAAGTCGGAGATTCAATTAGATTACGATGTAACTAATGAAATCTACACAGGGTCACTTCACTTAGATGAGGTGTCTACTGGTTTATATGAGACTGCTACAATCTTTTTATTAGAAGAAGCTATTAATCAATATGGTGCACCTATAATGGTTAAGCCTATTGCTAATACTGTAGGTTCTATGTTTAAGGTTGAATTTGTTAAAGACGATATGTCTTCAAATGATATCAATTTACTTAGTGCTTCAATGGAAGCTGACGGTGAAATTTATGTTAGTAAAGAAGATAATCTTTTATTGGACCTTGAATCTAATGCTGTAATTACATCAACGTCTGACGGTATTCACACGGTTACAGGTGTTGCTTCTAAAGAGGCTGTTCAGTTTACTATAGCATTACACTCTGATGTAGATGCAGGTCATTACAGGTACCTTAAAATATACGATGTAGCTAATAATCATGTAGTTGCAAATATTTATGTATACGGTGAGGCAGTTGGTGAAGATGAAAGGCTTGGTATCTTACTTTCTAACTTAGGTGCAACGCTTTCTACTAAAGACCAAAGCATTTTTAAAGAGCATGATATCAATGAGGCCGGTACTGATTGGAAACTTATGAACAGAAAGCGTAAAGAGCTTTTACTTGAGTTGTCTAATATCAAACCATTCATTGGAACTTATAAAGCAATTATTAATGCAATTAAATTCTTTGGTTATAACAACATTACTATTAAAGAATATTGGTTAATGATTGATGATCGTTCACCCATGTTTGGTAAAATGAAAGCTATTGAGGTACCAAGTTCTAAAAAAGGATTTGTAAGTAAAAGGGCTAATGTTGCATTACCTTCATCTTCATATAAGAAAACATCTAGGTTTGGTTTATACTATAAGTTAAATACACCAACTGGTACATTTGATGAATGGGACGAACCCGAGACTGAAGAAGTATTTGATTTTACACCTGAGGATGTCTTAATTAAATTATATGGCCTTAAGAATAAATTACAAAAAGAGTACTTACCACTACACGCTAGAATTGTTGATATTATTGGAGAGGGTGATTTCTTCTCTTCTTACAATACAAACTTTTGGAACAATCAAAATCCAATTACGGAAATTGTAGCAGGTATAGATGCTTCTATTAAAATTGAACAGGATAATCTTTTTATCGAAGACTTAACTAAAGTTTCAGATTTATTTACGGGACCATCACAAGACTTTTCTACTTTATCAATTGCTGATAAAGAAACATTATATAACGAGGTAACTGGGTTCTATGAAGATTATTATAATTCCGATAGAAGTACGTTTTCATCTGACAATACTGATGTTGTTATTGGTGCACCCGTTCAATTAGAATGTACATCATTCCTTGAAACTTGGGACGATGCTACATTTACTTGGGACGACGCCGGTACATCTATTAATTGGTTAAACTGGTGGAAGCAAAACATTTATGAACTTAAATGGTACATTACAGGTCCACGTAACTATTCACAAACTATTATTGGTGATGTTGATAATTACAGAAAGATTGTTTTAGCATTACCATACAGTGGAACATACAGCGTCGTCTTCGAACAGGTTGATCTGTTTAATAACGTAATGACGGTTCGTGAACTTGATTCAATTGAAGTTAAAATGAAATCAGTTGAAGTATATGGAGTATACAGATGGAAAGATCAAAACACATATAGTTGGGGTAAGTCAAACTTTAAATGGAGTAATGCCGGTGGTGATTGGGATTTCCCACAACAAAATAAAGATACTGTTGATGAAGAGATTGCATCACTTTACTTATCACTTGATAGAGCTAATTATTTACATGACGAATCTAATGGTATTAACTTCTCTATGGTTAGAAGATATGCTGATAGTTCAACAACAACAGGATATGCTGAAACTACAGGTCCTTACTTCTGGAGAAACTTAAAGCCACATACATGGAACGATGGTAAACACACATGGTGGGATTCAACGATTGTTGGCATGGACCAAACAGCTTCATTTAAGATTATAAAGGCAAAGGGTGGTGTAACAATGATTATAACTCATTTAGATGTCGCTACGAATGTTACATCTACTGGTGAATATACATTTACAAATACATTGTCTGATCCATTAGACTTGGCTGCATGGCAAACTGAGGTAGATGGCCTAAATAACTCAACTGATCCAATTATCAGTAAGTTTAACTATAACGGTATCTTTGAAGATATAGATAACGATGGCGCAGTTGATGAATGTAGAGGTATTCTAGCAGTAGGTAAAGCATACTCAAATAGATATGACTTTGAAAGTGTTGAGTTTGATGTTTCAGTTGATGGTATTATTGAAGGTGAAACACACTATAAATCTAATAACCCAACATATAATGATCTTAGAATAGCTCAAGATCACGTAAATATTGAACTGTTAACACATATGACATTCTCGGCTGATAAGTCTAGGATGCCGGGTAAGTTATCTTATAATTGGAAACTTACAAACAACAGCCAAAATGGCGACGATATATACTACAATAGTAAGTGGTTAACATACCTCTTTAATATAAAGGGTGATTACACTCTTGAGCTTGAGGTTCAGGATGTTAACGGTAATACTAATAAGATAACTAAAAACGCTTTAACAATTAAATAAAAACATAAAAAATGGCAACCATTACAACAATTCAAGGTACGGACAGCCTTTCTGCTTCTAGACAAACACTTAATGACAACTTTTCAGCTATTGCAACTGATCTGAATGACATTGATGCTTTATTAAGTATTAACAATAGTACACTAGATGTAACGTCTGCGACTATTGCTTCTGCAGCTATTGGTGGTAGTACTATTGCAACAACCGGTAATACTTTTGTAGCTAATTCTCAATTTGATGGCAAAGTAACGCTTAACGGCGGTATTGTGTATGATACTGAAACAATAGGTGTGACAGGAATGCCAGACGCACTTGCATTTCAAAGTTCAACTTACATAATTGATTCATCAGCGACACCTACAATTAATTTAAAAGCTGCAACAGACGGTCAAGAAATTACACTAATAGCATTTGGTGGCGCTGTTACTATTTCTAATGCAACTGACGTTGCAGGTGTGACAGCATCAATAAATATCTTACAAAACGGTACATTAACACTTAGATACATTAATACAGGTTCAACATCTAGCTGGTATATTATCAGCTCATTCAACACATCAATTGTATAATAAAAAGATTTAAAAATTAAATGGCTACACCATTAGTAAGAACTGTTCAAGATCAGGGTGGTACAATGTACACCTTTGCATCAGCTGCTAGAGATTTAACTAGAGCACAGGGAGACCCAGACTTAAAGTTTGAGTTTTCTCATTATGCACTATTAGACCTACCAGAAGTAAATTCAAGTGCAACACGTAATTCTTTCAAATGGGATAGACTATATGAGGGTGCCGCATCATGGACTCCAAGTATTGATGATAATCAAAACTGGGCAACCGCGTTTCAAAATTATGCACTTAACCTAGAAGAAATCATTAGAAATGATGATGACTTTGATCCTGTAATTTATCAAAGTGATGCCGAAAGACTTTTCTTTAAATTTCTATCAACAGTTGATGTTTTAAGAACTAGAACAGCAACATCTACTGAAGCTGTTTCATCTATCGGTAGATATACTGAACTAGATGACACAGCGGGTACCGGTGCTGATTATGAAAAAGTAATTAAATATGTTGGTACTGTTGATGTTATCAATGATAAAAATTACTCGGCAAACACATATCAAGAGGTATTTGTAAATGTACCTTCATCTGTTGGTTATACGCCAACCGTATTATTAAAAGAAGATACTTACAATACAACTAGTTTAACATTAACACCGGGTGGTACGATTGAAGGTAGATCAACACACCCTACTGGTTTAAGTATTGCATCACTACATGATATTGATGGTGTTAATCCAGTATATGATATTAATACAAATACAGCACCTGCGGTTGGTATTGATTTTGATGAAGCAAACTACTATGCTGTAAATATTGACTCATCAATTAATACATTACATGACCTTTCACAAAAAGGTGGTAACTTTAAGTTTAACGCGGTACTTGTTTACTATGATTTATATTCACAGTCAAATCCAGGTAACAGAGCTACAAACTTATATGGTGTTCTTTTATTAGACAACTTTACTGATGGTAATATTAGAGAGCTTATTAAGTATAAGCCAAACGCAATTACTGGTTTAAATGGTAATGCGTTCTCTTTAAAGCTAAACCTTAAATACAATACGTCTCTTGACAATGTTGGTGTTGAAAATACAATCAATGACTTTACAACATTCTCAATGGATCTTTTCTTTGATACAACTACTGTATTAGAGAATGCTACAAAACTATTACTACAAGCAAATTCAAGATATGACGGTATTGCTGATAGGTTAGATATCATGGAGAACATGATTCTATCTTCTGAGGATGCTCAAGAAATGTCTAATACAATAGCGGACCTTGAAACACAAATACAAAATGCATCTTTAAATTACGCTGATGAAGCTTCACTGCTTGATATGATTACTGATATCAATAGAAGACTTAACAGTATTATTAATGGTACTATACCAACAGAAGTTCAATACAATACAAACGTTATCTTTGATGGCTTGGGTACTAAAGTTGATAAATCAACGCCTAATAAAATCAAAATCAATAATGACGTTCAGGGTTACAGATTATTAAACATGCTTGAATGGAATAATGTTAATTTAGAATCAGGTAATAAACTAGTTGAATATGACGCATCTAATGCTTCAGCAACTGGCATTTACGTTAGACTTAAAGCATTTGAAAATATGGTAAGAGTGCCATTATCAAACGGAGTAGCTAATAATAATATAAATATATACATAGATGATAGTACGACATCATGGAAAGACGGTCAATCACTTAAGTTGGTTTTTGATAATACTCTAGACATGAACGACTATAACATCGTTTTTTATACAAACAAAAACAATGGTTGGAAACAGATTAAGCAAATTGCTAATACTGAACTAAGAGGTGGTAAACCTTACATTGAGCTTGTGTGTACAAACCAAGTAACATTAACGTTCGTAGCAGACGTATTAAGATAAGATGGCAAATAATAGTATATCACAAATTATCAGACAGTTTCTGGAAATGAACCAGAACTCTATAGAAAACTTTGAAAAGATTTCTGAGGCAATAACAACTGATAAAAAGACGGTTTCATTAGACCTATTTGACGAGCAAGGTAACCTTAAGACGGTTCAAGTGCCTGCGTTTGGTTATTTGAAAAGAGAGATTGAAAGACTAGATACAAACTTTAAGTCTTTATCTGGACTTTCGTCAGGTGATGCTACTGTTAAAATGCCAGATGGCACATTTAGACAAATTACTAAATCTAAATTAAAGACACCTGCAAAGTCTGTAACTTCAATTTCAGCGCCGACTACTTTTGTTACTAAAACAAATAACTTTTTTGAATCATTCCTAAACCCACTACTTCAAGTTCAACTTGATGTAAACGGTCAAGTGCCAACTAACACTGAAAAGATTAAATTAGCAAGGTACATCATTGATTCTAATGACGCTAACTCTGTAGACTGGTTCGATACTAACATTAAAGGTACGGACACGTTAGATGTTAATCAAATGCTTTCTGACTTTGCCACAAACAACATTAGATATGTTGTTGATGAAGAAGTTATTGACGCTCCGGTTAGGTCGTCACAATACAATGGCGGGTTTGACGTTTCTAAAATTAGAACAACTCAAAGAAATATTACAGTTGATGGTGTTACTCAAACTAAAACAATAAAACTTTATACGGTTAATACTTTTAGTTATAACGATGCTGAAAAAACAATGACTGAAACAGAGTCATTAAAAGTAGGTGACGAAGTATTAGTTAACTCTGGTAACAACTCAACTAAATATAGAGTCGTTTCTTTAAATGCAGATACACTTGAGGTTGAGCTACTTCTATTAGAGGGTTATGAATCTGTAAAGGTTGGCCTTAATCAATTAAAGATATACAAGGGTAAAGAAGCATATGATGCGATTGATATTGCTGTAGGCTTTGACGAAAGAATGGTTGCATTCATTAAGCCGGTTGATGCTGAATCAAACCTAGAAGCTGAACAATGGTCACCGGGTACTGCTTTTTATACAAATGATTTAATCATTACTAGAGAAGATGGTGAAGTTCAAACTTTAGCTAATTTCTATAAAGATGAGGTTGCTGATTTTGGTCAAATGATTAAAGCACTTAAAGAAGATTCAATACCACCTTCAACATTAGGTGTTACGCCAGATGCACCAACTCTAGAGCCAAGTAATTTCAAGGTAACACAGGTTAATACACACCTTACTGAAAGTGAAACATTCAATAGAATCAAATCACTTAATGCTAATAAGGTTTCAGCAGAAAGTTCAATTAAAAGATTTGATGAAGATATTACATCTAAAAAAGCGGCGATTGCTACTAAAAAATATTCGTCGACTGTAGAAAAAGATAGAGATAGTAATGAGCTTATAAACTTAATTAATCAAAGAACTACAGACTCAAATCTGTATACTTCATTGGTTAGTGAGATTAAAACTATTGCTGAAACAACAAATATAAGTAATATTGCACCTAAATATAGGGTAAGAGGTTTCTGGAATATTCCTGATGCTAAATTAGCTGCAGATACTTTACCACAAAAAATTGTTCAATTTAAAGTTCAATACAGGTACTTATCAACTGATGGTACACCTGCTAAATCTGAACAAATAGAATTAGGTACTGATGGTGTTACAGGTTCATTCTCAAATTGGACTGAAGTTGCCGGTAAGGTAAGAAAAAGATCAAAAGACCCAGTAACTGGTAAATACTTTTGGGAAGCTGAAAATGTTGAAAACAGCCAAGAGATTAATATTAATCAACTTAACATACCTATTCAATCTGGTGAAACTGTTGAGTTTAGAGTTAAATCTATTTCTGAGGCTGGTTGGCCATCAAATCCATTAGAATCAGAATGGTCTAAAATTGTAAGGGTACCATTCCCTAATGGTTTAGTGTCAACTAATTCAGTCGTTAACTTAGTTGATTCAAATACATCTGAGGTTGCTAAGGTTAAACTTATAGAGGAATTACAAAGTGTTGGTATATACAAACACGTAAATGATTCTTTTTCGGTTGGCGACAAATATTTTGCACACACAGCCACTACTATAACATCTGGTTTTGTAACTGATGAACAAGTGCCTATTTCTATTTATGATAAGCTTCTTGCCATGCAATTAGAGATTGATACGTTAAAAGCTAAAATTGAGACAATACTGGGTGAACTAGTTGTAAAACTTCAAAAAGAAGATGGCACAACTGAAACACTTCAAAATAATACGGTTAAGTCAATCTTTGCAGGATACTATACTGATGAAGTTTCAAACCTAGATGTTAAGAAAGGTCATATTGTAACTAAAACTTTCAAACTAATACTTGAAAATTCTCAAGCAACACCACTGGAGCTTGTGTCTAGAATTAGCGGTGATAGAAATAAAGTAGCATACAACTCATCAGATAGTACAAATAACGGTTTTGGTGTTGCACCAAATGCTGTGGCAGATGCTTTTATCGCTAGTGATACATATTATAAAATTAATGGTAAATATGATTTAGTACCTACATTATATCAAAATACAACATCTGCAGATTTAACACAAACGTATTTTAATGAAGCGCCATACCAATCCGGCCAACTAAGAGGTCAGTATGCGTATTCTAGATTTAAAAACATTGCTAATGATACTGAATTATATGTAACTAATGATATTAATACGAGTAATGATTCTGGTGAATTAATTTATGAGTATTCAATTCCGGAATTAGACGATTACGGTATTATGGGTCCTGATCCAGTTGGTTACATATTTAAAGGTACTTGGAGTAATCCGTCAGCTAATGTGTATATACCTGAAGCTGGTTATACTAATGGTTTTGATGCCTCCATTATTGATTATAACAATAGTGTGCTTTTACATATTGATCATCCTGAATTAAATAAACACAATGGCGCTTATTCAGATGTTAAATCAACAATAGCGCATGCTAAAACATTAAATGTTAACGGTCAACAAACTGCATATTATTATGATGCGGGATTACAAAGAACTGTTAAAATGGCCTTTGAACCAAATGACCAGTATTTATTAGGTGGTAATTCATGTGGTGCTTACTTATTTATGTCACCGTTATCGATTGACCAATTAAGGGTTGATGCTGATAATACATCCGGTAAATATATTATTGGCATGGGTAGTGGTAATGGTGTTTCTATTGATATTAGTTTCCAGTATAGAATGACGGATTATTCTGGTAGCTCCGTTTCAGGTGTTGGTTATATAGGTGGAAATAAAGATGGTTTATACAGTAACTTAACTTATTCCAAAAGAATTGGTATTGATATACTTGACAGTTATGATAATCAATTTTCAATTGACTTAGAAGTCTTTGCAAAGTATAAGCCTTAAATTATTCTAGATATATAAGTCAAGTACTTATAAATATATCATAGATTAATGGCTACAATCAACTTTGATGCTAATAAAAATTCTATTGAGGGTAAGAGTCAGGTAATATTAAGAACCAATCCAGCTCTTTCTTCAAATGTTAAACTCGTCGTTGACTCGTCGGGTGACATTTTTTTAGATAGCTTTAGCGCTAATAAAACTCTTAGTAATCAAAAGTACAAGAGATATTCTATTGACCCAAGTGGGCATTATGCATATGACCTTGCGGCGTATTATAAAAACACACCGTTAGAACTTGTGTATGAACCTCTTAGGAGAGATTCAGACACTTCAGTATATAAACTATACAATAAGCAATACGAAGAACAATATAACTATGGTGCTCGCCTAAATAGCTATAATATCTATAGTGAAAACATTAGATTTATGGCACCGCTTAAAATCGATAAAGTACTTCCAGAATATTTTGTAATCTATAGAATTGAAGAACCTGTTTCTGATAGTGTATTAACTGATGAATTAAGTAATATAAATACTAGATTAGTTGATATGTTGTCTAATGCTACTATTGTCAAAACATTTGACCTTAGACCTAAAAGCAAAGTAGGACAGTATTTAAATACATTCGCGAACAACACTGAAAAACCAATAGCACCATTAACATTTTCTTTTGAAAAAAATGAAAAGACGTTATGGAATGGTATTGATTTAGTTAAAGGTGGTTTCGCATCTAAGGGTGAATATGTTTCAGATAATTTTATTAAAACAGATAACCTTGAAATATTAAACAATCAATTTATAACAGAGGGTTTTAAAAGAAATTCACTTGTTAGTGCAGATGTTATTAATCTGGAATTTTTATTTGAAGATTTTGATAACGCATATGATGTAAACAGATATATTGGAATTTATGTTAATGAACATGAAGAGGGTTCGTTTAAGCATACTGATTATAGAAAAGATGTACTCTACTTTGATAATTCAACTGTAGAAACTAATTTTGATTTAACTGGAACGTCACCGCAACTAACCGCTATTAATATGTTGCCATATGATGAATTAGATTTACCTATTTTACAATGGGTTAAATTTAATAATGGGTTTGGTCACGTTAAGAATCTTAAATCAAATGACGGTATTGTAATTGGTCAATTTAATGTTGCTGCATTTAATGTAAATTCAACCGACAAGTTTATTAAGAAAAATGATACTTTAAATATATCGGGTATCATTGATGATAATCGAGACTTTATAAAATTATCAGTTGTTGAAAGACCAGATTCTTCAGAACATATTATATTAGCGGCTACTAACGAAGTTAAAGCTAGTGGTAATATTGAGTTATTTAAAATATATGCGGATTCAGCGTTGGCCGCTGGTACACATGATGGTTTAAAATATTCAAACAACGGTTCACTTGAACAAATTACATTTGCACTTAGAAATGCAATGAATAGTATTTTAGATTCTGAATTTAAAATAAGTTTAGATAAAACTAACATTATTATAAGTAATTATATTTCTGGCAATCGTGTTGGGAATGCATTTTTAGCTATTAAAAATGATGGCGTTACAGTACCCACATATTTAAATATTGAAACTAGCTTATTAAACCCAGATATTGATTTAACATTTATAAGCCCAAGTTTTGATACTGATTATACAATACACGGTATGGTTGGTGGCTCTGCAATTGGAAATTCTTTATTAATAGAGTTTGAAGAGATTGGTGATTTAAGTGGTGATACTTATATTAAATCAGGTAATACTTTTGCAAAGGTTATTGAAGTGGTTGCGGACCCTGTATTTGATAATAAATATAGAGTTTGTGTTGATAAATCAATTGACTCAATAAATGTACAAGATTCTAGTTTAAGTTTATGGATAGAGAACAAGGTTACGTTTGGTAAGTTCGAAGCTTTTGATTTTGTTGATTTTGATTTTGATTTCTTTTCAACAATGCATTCAAAACCTAAAGAACTGCAATATGAAGATGTAGACTCGGGTGTAGATACCAATTATATTGATAATCTTAATGACTTCAATACCCCATCGTTTAATTTCTTTAAAGGTCTTGAAAATATCAAACAGGAAGTTACAATAACATCTTCTGGTGTATCTAAAATTTATTCTGAATATGATAGACTACAAGAAAACTATATAAAAGAATTAGCACTAACTTCTAGAATTATACCTACTATAAATAAGTGGAGATATTTAGATGGTGTAAACGTTAGAGAAAATCCATATATGCTTTCAATGAGTGAAGCTTTTGGTAAAACTAATTTTGCACCTAATATAAAGATTGATGGCACTAATGCAGATGCTATGACACATGAGTGGTACTATATTTATGGCCACCCTAATTATTATGATGCAACCGATCCTTTACAAAAATCAAACGCTTTAGATTTTATAAAAAGTAATTATTCGTATTTACAACCAGAGTTAAGCATTGAATTAGATGCTTCAAAATTAATGGATATTAATAATGATTGGTTTAATAGTTTATTTGTATATGATGGTTTTGATATTACGGGTGTTGGGTTTGCGCCAGCTGTAATAACAAAAAAATATACTACCTTTGTAAAGGGTTCTGTTAATGCGCCTGCTGAAACTATGTTTAGAGGTCTTAAGGTTAAAGCCTTTGCAAGAAAAGAGTTTACAGAACTTAATCCTAAAAACTTAATTAACACGGCTGAGTTTAACGACTATAAGTTTAGTGCTGTCTTAAATTATAAAGCTAATCAAAGTGTAGATGACTCAACTATTAAAGTTATTCAAAATAAAGAATTTAAAACTATTACAATTTATATTGAAGTTTTAACAACCGAACAAAATGCACTTTTTGTTAATAGAAAATTATTATATCATTTAAAAAGTTTTTCTGATAGTTTTGGTAATTTATCAGATACTAAAATAAATGGTTATTTAGATTTTAGTGTTCAATTAGATAATGATCCAAAAACCATAAACGTAACGGGTGTTGGTGTTGATTTTATAAAAGACATTCAAATAAACGAAGACGGCGGTTATAATGTTATTAAATTTGATTACGCTAATGATACTTGGGTGTTACCAGTTATAAGTGTTGAAAATTCATCTAGATTAACTGTAATTGCGGTTGATGGACAACCTGGTAAAATACAAAATGAAAGCAAAACAAATTTCCTTGCAATTACACAAGAGCCATCAACTTTTGGTATAGGTAAAGATTTTACATATATCGGTGGTGGTTATAATCTTGCTAAGGCAACATTTGAATCTATATCGACTAAATCTATAGTTGATTTATTAAATTTAAATGATACTGAAAAAGTTGAATATATTACAGTAGAAACTGATGGTACTATTAATAATAATAGATTTATATTAAATATTGAAGATGGTCATTATGTTAAAAAGCAATCTAAATTAACTACATCATCTGACCCTAATAAGCCTGAAACATTTAAGGTTAGTGCTGGAAAAGTTGGATATGTTGTTAATGAACGTGATACACCATATACCACTGAACTTATTAGAATGTCTGGTGATTATACACCATTAACAAGGACTGTAGTTTCATTTACAGATATGTACAGACCTTATAAAACTTCACAGATATTTGATGACGGTGACGTGTTGACTGTAGAAGATCCAAGAGAGAAGATACTTTATAATAGATATAATAGAATGGGTATTGTATTTGGATCGGCACAATATGAAGGTCATGATAAATGGGGTGTAATTGAAAACTTAAATTACCATAAAATTAATCCTGAAAAGGCAGACGGTATTCTTAAACTATCAAATAGTACAACGCCACCAGTATACAGACTTATTAGTGAAATAGCTATTGATAAAAGAGACGTTAATGTATTTAGGTCTTCATGGGAGGATGAATACTATATTAAGAATGGTATTCAAAATCAAAACATTAATGTATATGGCACACTTTCAGCGTATGAAGAAAGCGCATTTCTTGCGTCAACATTAAATCTACCTAAAAACCAATATGAAATTACTTCATATCCTAATACTAAATTAGCTACAGGTTTATCAGATATGAAAGCTATTAAAAGCACGGGTACTTATAATGGTGATGTTGTTTTATTTGAAGACAATGATAACGTGTATATAGATTTATACTTAGGTAACAGACTTACAAATGTTTTAATCGATGACAACGCAGGTGCATATATTAAAAAATATGTATTAGCATCAAATTCATATGGTGACAAAACGACGCTTGATGATGATATTAAAAAGTATATTGAAGTTAATATGCTCAAGTTGTTAAATATAAATGAGGTTAGATTATTTAATACACCGTCTAAGCAAATATTAAGTAGTGAGGTTGCTTCAATTAATAGTTTAAATGATATTTTAGATTCTAGATTTGTAGAAGACACTTCATTTAGATTAGAGTATGACGTGAAAAATCCATTGAATATAAAAGTAATATATAATAAGAGGCCTGGTTTCAAACATCAGTTCTATATCTATACAAAAATAAACAGCTAACATAAGATGGCTATTAACATTAAAGAAATACTTTCAACTGATTCATCTAGCCAGGTGAATGAAAAGATTAATTACAATTTTGATCAAGTTGTTGCAAATGGTGGAGGTCCTGTAGGATCTATAGGGTCACAAGGTGCTTCAGGTGCTATTGGTTCAACTGGAGCACAAGGTGCACAGGGTCAAACTGGACCGCAGGGTCCGACTGGACTTTCAACAGATTATTTTGACAAGGTTGGTGTTTTACCTAATAATTTTACACTCACGCCTAGTGTTTCAACACAGGGTACTGCTACTACTTTAGTTTTAGGAGAAACTAATCCAGCATCACTAACTGGATATTCAGATTCTGTTTTAAATATTAAATCAACACCTGCGATAGCTAGACAACTTAGACTAAGTACACAAACGTCATCTGAATATATCGATATAACTTATTCTGAAACTTCAGGTACTAGAGAACTTCAATTTGTTACAAATACGCTTGGTTCACCATCATCTATTGATTATAAATTTAATGGTAATAGAATTATATTAAATAATTCAAACAACGAAGTTATTTTATCTAGTGGTACTTCTCAATTTAATTCAAACCTTGAAATTAATTCTGGTTTGAAAATTACATCGGGTACACCCGGTACTGGTAAGGTGTTAACATCATCAGATGCATCTGGTACAGCTGCATGGGCACCTGCTTTTGAAACACCGATTGGTACTATTGTAATGATACCTTCATTTATTTACAACGCATATACAGGTACACCACCCTTTAATCTAACATACACATATGTTGAGTGGGAACCATCTGCCAGCCTGCCAGGCTCACCTACGTATTATGGTAGGGGTAAAGGCGCATGGGCCGGTTGGTATTATTGTAATGGTAGAACTTGGAGTGGCGGTGGTGTTTCTTACACAGTACCTGACATGGCAGATAGATTCCCATTAGGTTTTTCAAAGAGCGGTTTGGCTTCACCGGCATCTAAGGATTTAAATAGTGGTAAATATGGTGCTAATAGTGTTGCCGATTTAACATCCGTACAAACAGCAGACAATCATACACATACTGTACCAGCTACTAATTATGGTGTTGGTGGTGGTTCTGGTGCTAACAACGTTACATACTTAAGTAATAATACAACTAGTTCCGAGGGTGCTAAAACTGTAGATCTTTCACCACAAACATCAACTGTTGGTTATATGATTTATTTAGGAGCTAATAATTTAACATATCAACCATAGTGATTAATATTAATATAAATAAAGACTGGATACCTTTTATAGTGATAGCTGTTTTAGCTTTTGTATTATTAGGTCAGTGTTCTAGAGTGTCTTCTCTTAAAGAAGACGTGAAGGTACTTGAGATGGATGTTCAGAATGCTAACGCAAACTATGCAGCTTCCCAGGATACTGTAGAACTGTATGTTAATAACAATGGCTATTTAGAAGCTGAGATTAAAACTTACGCTGCAAGTAATGAAGAATTATCAGGTGATTATTCAAAACTAATAAGCAAATATAAAAAGTCTTTAGATTTAAATAAAGATCTTAAAGGTATTAATGCTTTATTATCTGCACAGTTAGCTAATAAAGATAGTTTACTTATTTACAGTGACATTAAGGCTGATTCAACTTTTACATTTATAGATTCAGCAAATTATGGTGATGACAACACTAGAATTGTAAAAATTGACGGTAAAATTAATGACGGTCAGGTTCAAGGTAACCTTACAATAAAACAAACAATAACTCTAATGGCAGTACTTGAAAATAATGATGGTGTTAATAGCATGAGACTTAGTACAAAGTACCCTTTTGATAATATGAATATTCAAGGAATAAACCTTATCAATAATGAGTTGAATATATACAAAAAGAAAAGTAGATGGAATGTTAACGTTGGTGTTGGCTACGGTCTATACCCCACAGCTGGTGGTACGCTTAACGCAAATCCATTTATTGGAGTAGTATTGGGTTATTCACCAAAGTGGTTACAATTTTAATAAAGGAAACTAATAGATGGCACAATCGTCAAAATATGCAAGATTAGACCAAGACGTTTTACTAGAGTTTATCTATCATGATCAAACTGTAGCAACGCTACCTAATTATCAAATTGAAATTGATGATAATGGGTCACATCCACTTGCTTTAAATACAACTGCGAGTGCGTCTGACAGTAGACATCTTATTCATGAATTAGGTGCAGCTGTAGTTAATTTTGATGTAACTGAAAGTGGCGCTTATGTTTTAATTGAAAACTTTGCCGCAAGAACTTTAACACTTGCAAACGGTAAGACTTATAAATTTAATGTTTCAGCACTTACAACGCCGGGTGACTTTATTATTAAAGATGTTACAGGAAATCAATTAGGTACATTAGTTTCTACAACATATACAATAACACCAACTACAAACGGTCAATATACTTATGAGTATTCTGATTTAATCGGTGGTAAAATAACTGTTCAAAATACAGCTAATCCTTTATATGCTACAGCAGATGAAGAAACGGGTAATGATATTAAGACGGGTGCCGGGTCACCTGGTAGATATCAAGCTGTTTTAATTGACGCTGAACAGGGTTCAAAATATGCGCTTTTAGATTCAACTAATAATTACATTGATAATAAAGTAGATTGGACAGGTTCAACTTCAACAACAATTGATAAAGCAGATGCTGTTGATATTTCATTAGGTACTATAACTTACGATACTGTTAGATTACATTTAAAATCTGGTTACGATTTTTCATCTAGGGGTTATGACGGCTTCTTATTTCAAGTTGCAGCTTCTAGAGTTTCTGGAGTTAAAAACTATTTAACATCAATAGTATACTTAAATACTTCATCATTTGAAATACAAAACTCAAAGCCTTTTATTTTAGGTGAGACGATGTATTCTAAATTTATTGAGATTAAAGTTCCAGCACTTGCTAATATGGATCCAGACTTTGACAACTGGTTCTTTGGTACTGGTTCAGATGCTGTAAATCCTTTGTCAAATTATGAAGTTTCATTTAAACTAATTAGTGATACGCAAGTTGATTCAGGGTTTGAATATATTAATACAGCAGAAGAAGTTCAGATTACGGTTCCACGTGAGGATGAATATCAAGATATCGCAGCTGTTATTGAAGAGGCGCCTGATGGTGACTTCTTTAATCTATTTGCAACTAAAGATGGTTCAATAGTTTCCTTCGATACTTACATAACAAATAGACTACAAACATCAAGTGATGATATTACAGTATTTTATGACATTGTTGTTTATGAACAAATTCAAACGTTCTTTAATAAGTCTTATGAAATGTCAATGTCAAAAAATAGTAATTTTGACCAAGCAATTCCATTTAGACCAGTCATTACAAATTCAGCAACAGCAACCGCATACAATATTGACTTATCTATTAGAATATACAACGAGACCAATAATACTCAAATTGTTAAAAAGGCATCATATACATCATACAATGTTGGAAAGTATGGTAAGCGTTTAAGAAATATTAATCTACCTGCAAGTAATCAAATACTTAAGGTTTATAATACGTTGCCTAATGTACTAGAGAATAATCAGATTATTCAAAACATGTCAACACTTCCAAATAACCAAACTAGATTTGTACCTTCATTTATTGAAAGAACAAATATTGTTACAGGTTCAACTAGTGTAAATATTGTTGATAATGAAGCTGTTGATAATTCTGAAATAACGTTCTTTGCGGACGGCGAAAGCAGTTTAACACTATCACCATTTGATAATTATCTTAAATTTAAGATTGCCAAAAAAGATGGTGATGATTATTTAAACATTGGTCTAGAATCAGTTCAACGTGTATTATTAAATTTTGGTAATATTCAAATTGAAAACTCACTTAACTATGCTAACGTTGAATTAGCTGAAGGTGAAATTATGTTTAGAATTGATGAAAGTGCAATGAATTCAATTGCAAAAGAAGATGACAGGGTTTATATGTTGTCTATTTATAATGGCACTGATAAAACGCTTATACACCATGGTACATATGATATCATAGGTAATAATACTATTAAGGTAATAAAAAGAATAGTAACTGAAGTTGCAGATAATAGTATAACTACAGTGGTCAAAAATAAGCAAGCACCTGGAAGTTCTAGAACTAATTTAAAAAGTGGTTTAGGTAGAATAAATACGGTTGGACCTAGATAATTAAATTGATATGATACTAAACAGTAGAAGTAATTTATTTAATTTTAAGTTTCCTAAGAATTTTATACCTAAAGAGGTTGCTGACAAATATAAGCCATACCTTAATAGAATGCCGGGTAACATTATTGAAGAACCTATAGATTTTATTAACTATACGATTCAAGGCATTAATATACCAGGTGTTTCTTTTACACCATCTGAACAAAATTTTAATGATGGTACAACTAAATTTACTAGAGGTTATATACCAATACAAAATTTAGTTAATAGAGAATTAACAATTAAAATGCAGTTACTCGATGGCTTTATAAATTATTGGATTTTAACAGACACTTTACTATATCATTATAATAAAGATAATACTAAACCTTTTGTTGATGATTTAAAATTACAATTGTTAGATGCTGAGGGTATTCACGTAATGTCCGTTGTTTTTGAAAAACCAATTATGAATTCTATTTCAGAACTTGATTTAAACATGGCTGAAAACGTAGCAGACTTTTCAACAATTGATATTTCTTTCTTTTATAATAAGTTTAATCTGATAAATGAAATAGACTGATATATACAATATGAAAACATTTTTAACATACTTAGAAGAGCAAAATGTCACAGAGGCTGATATCAATGCTATTAACGAATCTTTAAATCAAGAGTGGACACCAGAGCTTGAAGAAAGAATTGATGAAGCTGTTGATGCTTTTTTAATAGAGTATACAAATGAAGATGGTACTTACAATATTGATAAACTTAACAATGAAATTACTAATGAAGGTTTATTAGGTTCTATTATAGGTGGTCTTACAGGGTTTGCTTTAGGTAAATCAGTTGGTAAGATTGTCGCTAAAGTACTGGGTATTGAAAAAGGCGTGTTCTATGATTTATTAACTTCTAGATTAGTAGGTGCTGCGTTAGGTGCTTCACTGGGTAAAAAACTTTAATTTGAATTTAATAGCAATCGATTATTCGATCAACTCACCGGGTATCTGTATTTTAAAAGAGGGACAGCCTTATTATATTTCTTATATTAAACCCAAATCCGGAACAAAGAAACAACAAGCTCTACAAGAGGAGATGAATCTTCTTAATGATGTTACTTTAGTAAATCAACCTGAGCCTAATGTTGATAAGCAAGAAATGACTCGAGTCCTTAGACATCGTGCAATTGCTGAAGGTATATGCAATTTAATTGCAGAACATACGAATACAGATGAAGAATATAAAATCTATTTTGAAGGTTCTTCTTACGGGACCTCAAGATTTGGTACAAACTCACTTATTGATTTAGCTTCAGCATCTTCAATCTTGAAATCTTATTTGATTGATCGTTTTAATGTTACTGTACTTGAAGTTTACGCCCCTACAACAATAAAGAAACATGCTGGTAAAGGTAATATGAGTAAGATGCAAATGTGGGATGTTTACATAAATGATGAGTCTAATCGTGAGTCGGGTCTTTGGAACTTTTGTCAAGAATTCAAAGAAGATAAAAAGATTATGAAACCCTTAGATGACCTTGTTGATGCTTATTTTATCATGTCTTATGTAAGGTCACTTTAAATTGTATTTTACCCTCAGGCATAAAACCATAACTTATATGAAGGTATTGGGGGTTTTGTTTCATTTATGGTTAAAAATATTTAAAAATAATAAAGTAGTATGTTATTATGAAACAAAAACAAATAGTTTTATATAATATGTATGAAAAGAGAAGGACTAACACCAAGTCAATTAATGGAGCTAAGTAGAATTGTTGAATCAATGGTTAATCTTAATAAGATAACTAAAGAGGAGGGAAATCTATTTCTAGAAAAGGCAGGACTAACCGTACAATCAGATAATGAATGGATTGATACAGTTGGAACAGTTTATACTTTTCTATAAGACAAACTATTTTTGAAACCTTTTTAAAAATAGGTATATAATAGAAGTTAATTAGGTAATTAACAGTATTTAAAGTTTAACAAATTAAAGAATTATTAAAGAAAACATGGCAGATTTTGACATTTTCAATTTGAGCGTCAACGACGTTGAAACTCACAAAGCAGCAGCATCAAACACAAATGATGTAATCTACAAACCATCAGCTGACGATGGTAAAGACGGTACTTACAAAGCACTTATTCGCTTCGTACCAAATCCAGAAAACCCACGCAAATCATTAGTACGTAAGTATGTACACTGGTTGACTGACCCTTCAGGTTCAGGTAGACTAATTGATTCTCCAACTTCGGTAGGTGAAGCGTGTCCTATTCAAGACGCATTCTTCCGTCTACGTAAGTCTGATTCAGCAGTTGACCGTAAGATGAGTGATAAGCTTAAGCGTCGTGAACAGTACTACTCTTTGATTAAAATTATCAAAGACCCTCAAAATCCTTCAATGGAAGGCCAGTACATGATTTTCAAATTTGGTTATAAAATCAAAGAGAAAATCGACGAAGAACTTTCACCAGCATTTGGTGACCCAACACAAGTGTTTGACTTGTTTGAGGGTAAAAACTTCGAGTTGATTATCACACGTCAAGGTGAGTACAACAACTACGATAAATCAAAGTTCTCAGCTTCAACTTCAGCGGTTATGATTGGTGATTCACCAGCAGAGCGTACGCCTGATTCAATGCAAGCTATCAAAACTGAACTAGATACTGCACCTTCATTGTCAGTATATGAGTACAAACCATGGGACGACGCGCAACGCGATTTTGTAAACCAGGTTTTAGGTCAGTACATCTCAAATCCAGGTCGCCCAATGGCTAAGGTTTCAACACCTGCACCAAAAGCGGCAGCTCCAGCAGCAACAACTGAATCATTTGATTTAGATAATGTTAACGCAACACCTAGTGGGAGTACGGAAACTGTAAGTAGTGATGATGACCTTGACTCATTTCTAGATGGCCTCGATATCTAATCTTACCGAGGAACTTAAAAGTAAAATTAAAAGCTTAGTAAAAGAGGTGGCTGTGCGTGAGCACGGTCACCCTTCTAAGCAAATGATAAAAGATATGCCTGGTAGAATTACTTTGGCATGTCCTTATTGTGGTGATTCTACTAAAGATGTTTTAGCCAAAAGATGTAACCTTTATTGGGATACTCTTCAATTTCATTGTTATAATTGTAGTGAGCATGGTGACCTTAATAAATTATTAAGAGACCACGATTTACGTTTACGTCACGGAGATGATTCAATTACTGTTATTGAATACATTAAAAACCGTAAGACTGAAGTAAAAGAGATTGAAACAATGAAGCACGGTATTTATGTGAAAGCACATGAAGCCGCGATTTCAGTTGCAGATTTTAAAAAACATTTTGGTGCACAATCAATTGAAGTTGGTGATTTTGCCTGGTTCTATTTGAAGGGCCGGGCGCTTCACAATAAATCTGATGAATTTCTTTATTCGCCGTTTGGTCAGAATCTTTGGATTCTAAATAAAACACCCGATGGTAAAATAATGGGTTGTCAAAGTAGAAAGCTTGGTAAGTATAAATCAAGATACTTAACTTACGACATGGGTAAACTCTATGGTGAAATGAACCGCGAGTTCCCATTTGAAGGCGATGAATTAATATCGGTTAATAAGATGTCAACACTCTTTAATATTATGAGAGTTGATATGACACGACCGGTAACTTTATTTGAAGGGCCACTTGATGCAATGTTTATGTCAAATTCAATGGCATTAGCAACAGCGGGCCGTTCAACTACAGAGCTTGATGAGATTCCGACCACCAGATACATGTTTGATAATGATGAGACTGGTAAAAAGAAGATGATTGAGAAATTAAAGAGGGGTAAATCTGTATTTATGTGGTCTAAATTTATGAAGGAAAATGGACTGAATATATATGTAGAGGACATAAAAGACTTGAATGATTTAGTTATGAAATGCTATGAACTTAAGTCACCAGCCCTAAAAAATATAGGCAATTATTTTACAAACTCTAAATTAGATGCTTTGTACATATGATTGATTTTGAACTAATGATTGAAGAAGAATTTGATGAATTTTACCAAGAAAGTAAAAGACATAAAAATTTAAAGATGCTTATAGAATTTGAAGGACTTGATACACAATACAATAGCAAGGAGTTTAAACTTGATAAGCCAAAAATGAAAAAGAAATTAACAGCTAATAAGTGGATTCCAAAATCCAACAATAAATCCCAATTGTTTTAATGTCAACTGAAAATAAAGTTATAAAGATAGATACTTATTTAAACGAGCAACGTCAAGAGTGGACCCAAAAGATTCGTGAACTGGCTAAATGTTTTAAAGAGGTTGATATGTTGAATCAGGCAATGGTAGAGATTCCGTCTTATAGGCAGATTATTATTGAGCAGATTGCACAACTTAACATTAAGATTAAACAACAGGAGGGTAAGCTGTCAAAAACCTACAAAAACTCGTACATCAAGTATTTTGAGTACGATTATAAATTAACAGACAAACAAAAGGAATCATTTTTAAAAGCTGATATGTCAGACGATAATATGATTTTAGGTTTGTTGACTACGCAGATGGATTTTTTGCGTGAATCGGTAAAGACTCTGGATAATATGAGCTGGGCCGTTCGTAATAAGCTGCAATTACAGGGGCTGTAACGAAAATAAAAAAGTTTCATTTATGAATGGAGCTAACGTTAACTGAAGATAATCAGTTTTTAAGAATCGATGTTGCCACTGAACTAGAATTAGAACAGTTAAACATTTCGCTTACAAGAAGAATAGACGCATGGCGGTTCAATCCTTTGGTTAAAAAAGGGATATGGGACGGCTATGTTTCTTATGTAAAAGATGATAAATGGATCCCTGCTGGTTTATGGCAAGAGGTCACGAAAGTCTGTAAACAATATAAATTCGATATAAAAATTCACGGTGTTACTAGGCTTTTTGATAAGAATATTTCAGCGGAGGGTTTTGAAGAATGGGCTAATGAGTTTTTTGAGGGGCATCCTGATGGTATTAAACCAAGGGACTATCAAATTGAAGCGGCTTATAATATTTTAAAGTTTAGGAGGTCGCTTTCTGAATTAGCAACATCTGCTGGTAAAACACTTATTTCATTTTTAACAGTTGCTTACATGCTTGAAAAAGAGAAGGCTAAGAAGATTCTATTTATTGTACCTAACGTATCACTTGTTGTTCAGGCGTCTGAGGACTTTAGTGAATACAATCATGAAAATAGAGTTAAGATTCTTATTCAACAAATATATTCTGGTCAAAAGATTAAAGAAAACCGTAATATTGTTATTGGTACATATCAATCACTTGTTAAAAAACCTAAAGAATTCTTTGATGATTTTGAAGCTGTAATTGTTGATGAGACACATAAAGCTAAATCAAATTCAATTAAAACAATCTTACAGAAGTGTAGACATGCTACATATAAATATGGGTTATCGGGTACAATACCTAAAGAAAATTCATTAGATAAGTTAACACTAATGTCACAGACTGGTCCTCTGATTACTGAGGTTAAAGCCGCATTCCTTCAAAAGGAGGGTCACATTGCTGGTTGTAATGTTAATATTATTGAAATGGATTACGCACCTGAATCAGCTAAAGAAGCCTTTATGGAATTAGCGACAAATAGGTATGAGTCAAAAGATGTTTTTCCATTAGAACAAAATTATGTTATTAACTCGCCGGGTAGATTAAACTTTGTTACTAAAGTTATTTCAAGAATACCAAATAATTCATTGGTTCTATTTCACAGGATTGAACATGGTAAAAGACTTTATGAAGAATTAAGGCAGCGTTCAAATAAGCGTGTGTATTATGTTGACGGTGGTACAAATACAGATATCCGTGAAGAGTATAAAGCAAAAATGGAAGCCGGTGATGAGGTTGTTATCGTTGCATCATATGGTACTTTTTCAACCGGTATTTCTATTAAAAAAATACATAACATTTTCTTTACAGAATCCTTCAAGTCTGAAGTGATAATTAGACAGTCAATTGGTAGGGGTTTAAGGCAACATGAATCTAAAGATTCTGTTAATATAATAGACTTTGTTGATGACCTTCGATTTGATGAATGGCATAACTATTTATATAGACATGGTGTTGCTAGAAAGAAGATATACAAGCAAGAAAAGTTCAGTTATAAAGTCAAAAAAGTTAAATTTGAAGGAGATATATAACAATAAGATATAATACTATCAAAATAAAACATTATAATATAATGAAAAAGATTGAATCATTTAAAAGTTTTTCTCAATTACAAAATGAAATCAGAGAAGAGGCTAGATTAAAAGAAGTTGCATCTAAAAGAGACGCTACAGTTTCTGAGTTTAACGCTCTTTTACAAAAGTACAATGCGGCATCAGTTGCAGACTTAAACGAAGAAGATAGAGACGCATTCATGGCTGAACTTACCAAAGAAGGTAATGCTTTCGGTGCAGCAAGAGCGGAAGCTATTGCTAAAGGTGAAGAAGAGTTTAAGGTTGGCGACGAAGAAATGCCGGTTAAAAATGTAGATAAAGAAGACGAAGAAAACGCTGAAGAGTTTGTTAAAGAGTCAACATTTGAATCAATAGTTACTGAAGGCAAGCACGACGAGATGCTAGATAAAGTTGCAGATGCTGTAAAAAATGCATCAAACTTTATGAACGTTGGTATTGCACTTAAAGATGCAGGTATCAAGTACGATTTTTCAACAGGCATGATGCCAATCTATAGGTTGGAAAAATACCCTATCGCTATTGTAAACAAAAAGTATGTTGACAAAGGTGACAGAGAAGTTGGCGATATCGCGATCGGTGTAATGGAATCACTTACTAAATCGCTAATCACTGAAGCACTAGATGCACGTTCTCAAAAAGACGCGGTTAGAGGTTTAGCAGCTATTAATAAATTTATGACAGCTCACCCTGCATTTGCAAGTGGTAATGCAGTAGCTGACCAAACAATCGGTTGGTTATTAAAAGAGGCCCTTAAAGCCGCGATGATTGACGCTAACTTCCACAGAGAAGCTAATCAAGCTGCAAAAGCAATTAACTTTGCAAACTTTCAAGCACCAACTATCTTTGTTAAAGAAATGGGTGGTATGCCAATCCAGATTAGCAAGAAGCTGATGATGGAAAAAGTATATGAATTAGGTGCTGAAATCGCAAGAGGTGTTAAATACAATGGTTACGCTATTATTGAAGCTGTTGCACTTTACATGGAGTCTAGATTTAAAAAGAATTCATCTGCATCAAATCTAAGAGATGCACTTATTAAATTTATGGGTGAAGCTGTAGAAGCTAATAATCTAGAGCAAAGAATCAATGAAGGTTCAGCGTTTAATTCGGCAAGACTAAAAGCTATTGCTGACGATAAAGATGAATTTGAATTTGATGGTAAAACTTATCCAGTAAAATCTGTTGATAAGGAAGATGAAGAACTTGCTGATGATTTAGTAGGTGAAAGTAACAAAACTATAGATGCTAGTACATTCGGCGACGACAAATTACGTTATAATGATCAATTTAGAGGTGCTACTAGCCTTGCTAAAACATTAGCAAGTGAATTAGGATTTGATCCAAACAAACCTTGGACTGAAGGTATTGGTTTTGATGATAAATCAATGTATGCTATTGGTGACAAAGAAGGAACTATTTCAAATAAAGCACTAACAGGTAAATATACATATGCTGATCTTTTAGCAATGGCTAAAGATTTTTTAGGAATCAATGAATCAGAAGATAAAGAAGATGCTGATGATGTAGTCGATGAGGCTAGATACGATGATATAAAACTTAAAGAATTTGCAGAATTTATCAAAAAAGCTGAAGGTAAAAGGGTTATGCTAACAACAACTGAATTTGATGGTACATCTAAGGTTGAGGGTAGGCTTCAAAAAAGTTCATCAGGTTATCATAAAATTGATTACATGAGCTTTGATTTTAAAGATGAAATGAATACTATCAAAAAGGGTGACGGCATGATTATGGGTGTTAGGTCTGGTGAATTCCTTAAGTACAATATCGGTGGTAAAAACGGTTCTCAATTTTTAATCGAGGTACTATAAAAAAGTTTTAAAAAAGTTTGACATATATTTTTTTATGTCATTCTTTTTTTGTATATTTACAGTATGAAACATATAAAGCTATTTGAAGCCTTCTTATCTGAAGGTGTATTTAACACATATAATGAACTTGTAGGATACGAGTACAGGGAGTTTGTAGACGCTTTTAAGAAGCTTGACAAAGATAATGTAGTTACATACGATAAGAAAGAAGATGTTGAGTACGGTCATAAGAAAGGCTCTAAGGAAGCACTTTGGAAGTACTTTAAAGATGCTGGTAAAATCTACCATTCAGAAAAAGACAAAGATGTATTAGGTTTGATTAACGCATTTGATATGGTTAAAAGAAACCACCCTTGGTCAAAATAATAAATTAACGAAATGAAAAAAGTAAGATTATTTGAAAGCTTCATTGGTGAAGCATCTCGTGGTAAAATCCACAAGGCAGTTAAAGCTGGTGATTATCCAGCAACTATTGTTGTTATCGAAGATGGTGATGTAGTTCACCAAGAAACTGTTAATACACCTGAAGCTGTACCTGCATCATTTAATGTTCTTCAAAAAGAATATCCAAAGGCTAAACTTCACGTTGAAGATAAAGGTGGTCAAACACTTTTTGTTGAAGGTCTAGAAGTTAATGAATCGTATTCCCTACAACATGGCGGCGGTGAATTCAAGCAAATGGACAGAAGAGTGAACGATGCTGATAAAATTGGAGTAGGAAATGCACTTGCTAAAATATGGAACTCTTTAGGTGTTGCAGATGGTGATTTTGACCATGAACAAGCTTGGGCATATGTAGTTTCTTTTATGGACGGTTCTTCTAAATTTCGTAGATTGCTAGAATCATTTAATTCAACTGACGATTCTGAAGTTAATGAATCTAATATAATGAACTCTTACTATTTTACTAGCCCTGCTGAATTCGGTCAATTCTCATCAGACGCTCCGGCTAAAGATGAAACTAAATATTTAGTGATGGCTACGAACAAAGCAGACTTTAATGGTCAAACTATTAGATTAGAAGGAGCTATTAGAATGGGGTCTTCAACTAGTAAAAGTATTATTGGTGTTTATGATGATGAGCAGTCTGCAAGAGACGCTTATAAAGCTGCAATGAAAAAACCAGAAGGAACTATGGTTTCTTTTACAATGGGAACAGTTGTTGGTGAAACTAAATTCAGATCTCAATATACTGAAATCGAAGGGTATTTAGCAAAAGTTAAAGTAAAATAACATGAAACTACTCCATACATATAAAGAGTTCTTATTTGAAAAGACACAAAACCTATTTGAAGGTGAACTTATTATGGAAGGTGGCGCAGCAGGTCATATGATGCACCCATTTGATGATAAGGAACTTACATTTGATGACTTTAGAAAGTTTATCGAAGCAGGGCTTCAAGGTGAAATGACTTTTGATGAAGAGCCAACGGAAAAGACTGACGGTCAAAATGTATTTGCTACAGTTAAGAATGGCGAAGTTCTTTTTGCTAGAAATAAAGGACAGTTAATGGCACCTTTAAGTTTAGCTGGTATTACTAAGATGTTCAAGGACCATGGTTCTGAACTAGTTAGAGATACATTTACATTTGCAGCTAGAGACTTAACATCTTCATTATCAAAGTTAAGTGCTGATGATCAAATGAAGTACTTTAACGACGGTAAAAACTTTATGAATATGGAGCTTATCTATTCACAAAACCCTAACGTTATTAATTACGATAGAGACGTTATTCAATTCCACGGTATTAAAGAAACTGATGGTGAAGGTAACATTACAGGTGATATGGGTGCAAGGTCGGCTAAAGACATTGCAAAGTTACTAGACGCTGTTAATGCAAGAATGGGTAAAGTATTTAATATTATACCACCGCAAGTACTTAAGCTACAGAAAGATGTAGACTTTGAAGCTAAGAAGCCTTATTTTATGAAGAAGGTTGATGCACTTCAAAAGAAGTACAAGCTAGCTGGTCATGATGAAGTTTCAAGATACCACGAAATGTGGTGGAGAGAAGAGATTGAAAAAACATTCTCGGGATTAACACAAGATGTTATAGAAGGTCTGCTACAAAGATGGGCATATGACAACAAATCAGCGCTACCATTTACTAAATTAAAAAAGTCAATAGATGCAAAGCAAATGCAGGCTATTAAAGACTACGATAAAATTTCAGGTGCTAAGTATAAAGAAAACATTAGACCGTTTGAAGACCTATTCTTAGAATTAGGTTCTGTTATATTAAAGAATGCTTCTAACTTTGTTGCTGCTTCTCCAGATGCTGAAATGCAAAGACTACATAAGCAGATTAGAACTGAAGCTGATAAAATCAGAAAAGGTGATAATGTTGTACAGATTGAAAAGGTAGAAGCTGAGCTAGAGCGTTTAAATAGAATCGGTGGTGTTGAGTCAATCATACCGACTGAAGGTTTAGTGTTCAAGTATAATGGTAAAATATATAAACTAACGGGTACTTTTGCTGCAATTAATCAGCTAATGGGTATCATTAAATATGGTAGATAATTATGAAACACATTAAACTTTACGAACAATTCTTAAATGAATCAAGCATATCTAAAGATGGCTATGCTTTGAACCGCTTAGCAGATGATCAAGTAGGCGGTGTTCCAGCTACAGAGTTTCAAGAAGAACATAATTTAGATTTAGATGCCCTTAAAAGAGCAATTACACATACTAAAGAAATTACTAGGTATGAGTTAAGAGACATTATTAAAGGAACAGCCCCTAAATCAAAAATTAAAAAGTTCTTAAAAGAATTTTCAAAATAAATAATATGGCACTTCAAAAGTTAAGAGATTATTTTAAAGAAACACCAAGAGAACAGTTTATGCAACTATTAAACCAAAAGGTTCATGTTGTAGAAAAACTAGCGGCTTCAGCATTTCATGTAAAGTCTGGTGATTTAAACAATAATTATTATAAATCAGGACAAACTCAACCTATTGATATTATTGATAGAACGATTGTAGGTTTTTACGAACCTGCAATTTTGCATTTTAAAGGTTTGTCTAATGAAATTAAAGAAGAGATGCCAAAAGATTGGAAGTTTGGTTTTGATTATTTAATTGATGGTGAAACACCCAACTTTGAATATTCGCTACTTCCAAAAAACAATTTAGTGCTTACACATATTCAAGTGCTAAATCCACTAACAGAAAATGTTAAGAAAGTTATTAGAGATACTAAAGTACTTAATAAGTGGGCTGATAAACTAGAGGTTCAAAGACCCCCAATTGTATTTGAAGGTCAATTAAGATTTGATCAAAAAGAATCTTTAATTAAACTTCTTGAAATGACAGACCGCGAATTTACAACAACATATGAGTCTCGTTCATTTACAAAAGATTTATTTAACATATTTGATAAAAACGTTAGAAACTCAACACTTCAAGAAGGTTTAGATACCGATATTGACGGTCTTATAATTTCTTTTGTAGATGGTAAAAAAATGACGCCATTTAAAATTGAAGATTTTAGAAGAGTTAATGAATCAAATACAGAAAGAAAGTCATCTGATATTTACCAGATTACAATTGTTGATTTAATTGAGTATTTATCAAATTATGATTTTAAAAAGCACAGTTTAATTAAAGAGAAAAAAGACCTTAGATTTTTAGAGCTTATGTCTGAAGTATTTAATTCTTATATTAAAGAACACGCTACTAAATTTATTGGGGTTAACTTTGAAACTGCTGATTTTGCAAAAAAAGATGCGTTTAAGTTAAATACTGAATTTATTGAAAATCAACAAACTCTTAAACTTATCGATAATAAAATTTTAAGTGAACTTTTTAAAATTACATTAAGCTCATTTAGAAGAGAAAGAACAAAAACTACAGATATTTTATCTGAAGATATGGTTAATCAAATGAATGAGATTGTTAAATCTATTGACGACCACGTATCTGCAAAAATAGAAGAAGGTGATGTGTTAGATTTTAATACTTATAAAAAGATGGATACAATTAATTCATCAATGAATGAAGCACTTAAAGTAGATTATCCAGAACATGGTAATAAACTTGTTAATATGTTTGTTGGTAGATTTCAACCGTTTACATTAGGTCATGCTAAAGTTGTTAAAGCAATTCATCAACAAAACGGATATCCGGTTGTAATACTATTAGTTAAGGCTAAGAAGAAAAAGAAGGAAGATGCATTTAAGCGCCCTTACGATGAGGACACACAAATGGAAATGCTTAATAAACTTAAGAAAGAACTTCCAATTGAAGATGTATTTATTATACCAACAGGTGGTATTGATACAATGTTCAATGCAATGAGACCTAAGTATGAACCAGTTTTATGGGGAACGGGTAGTGATAGAATGAAAACATATGGATTCCAGGTTAATAAAGAACCTTATAGAGAAGATTTAGGCGTTAGAGATGACTTTAAACTTTTTGAAATTCCAAGAACTGGTAATAATATTTCAGCTACTCAAGTTAGGAATGCCATGTTAGACGGTGACGTGAAACTATTTAAAAAATTAACGCCAAAGGGTATTCATGGAATGTATGACGAATTAAAGTCTAGACTTGAAGCTTCTATGGCAGTTGCTGAGAATGTTGAAACTATTTTAACATTTGAACAGTTTATTTCTAATATATAATAAAATACAATTATAGCAAAATGTTTGAATCTTTTAACAATTTTATAAACAACAGCATGCCTTTAAACGAAGGTATGTTTTCATTTAAAACTTTAGGTGATAATAAAGCAATTAGCGCAATGTCAGGTGCTGATATTTACATGTTTGACGATAAAGGAAACAAATGGCATGAAGAAAACTATGAAGGTTACGGCGTCTTTGGTGGTAAAGACTTTTTTGAGTTAATGGCTGAAATGAATGATGAAACAGGTAGAGATATAGGTATTGACCTTTATTTCGGTAATGATAAAAAAGTTTTATACCCAGCATTAACAAGAGACAAAAATTTTAACTGGAAAAGACACAAGTTTACTACTAAGATAAAGTCAGACCCTAAGCAAGGTGCTTTCTCTGAATCAGTTATTAATGAAGCTAAGGCTCAGTACATGATAGGTGATAAAGAAGCAAGTAGAGAAGATGTATTATCTTATATGTTTAGCAATCCAAAAAAACCATTAGGTAATACTAGTACGGGTAAATTCCCAAAATGGGTACAGTCAAACAGCACACCTGACGGTGATACAATCACATGGTCTACTATTAAAAAGGATATGAAGACTCTTGAAAAAGAATATGGAAAAGGCAATGTGGTAGTTAGTGGTAACACAAACGGTGGCGATCCAGTGGTAGAAATATATATGAAATCACAAAATGAATCTGTAGTTACTGAAGCAAATTATTCTTTATCTAAATTAGAAGATATGGGATTTAAAGCTGGTGAAGATTATTTTGAAAAAGTAAAAGGTTTATTAAAAAATGGTCCAGATTTAAAGGCTTATAAAAAGGGATTCACACAAGGTTTTGTAGATAATGCAGCCGCTTATGGTGTTAAAGAATCTGTAGTTACTGAAGCAAATTATTCTTTATCTAAATTAGAAGATATGGGATTTAAAGCTGGTGAAGATTATTTTGAAAAAGTAAAAGGTTTATTAAAAAATGGTCCAGATTTAAAGGCTTATA